CGTGGCGAAGGCCGATCGTTGTAGACTCACTGACAAAGCCAGATAGAAGTGCGGACTTGGAATACAATCGGCCTTACATGATGGAGGTGTATTGAAAATAACAAACGCACAAGCAGAAAACTTAGCATCTGATATAGTTAAAATTGTAGATGAGGATATTTGGGGCCAACTCTTTGAGTTTCCTGAAGAGCCTGATCTTGCAGATGCGCAAATTAACCAAATGATACAAACTATCAAAGCTTGGGGTTCAAAACTAAAATGACATTCGAAGAATATTGGAACCTCGTCGGCTCTCGACAGCAAGTGGAGTCTCACGAGGAACGAGCACGGAGAGCGTGGGGCGCCGCGATACAATCAACAGCTAGGTTAGTTCCACGAAGTCCTAATGTCGCCTTATGTGGCATGAGCTTTAAGTTACAAAGCAATAGTTCGCCTAGCGAATCTGCTACGGCATCTAAATATGGGCTCACCTAGAAAACGGGCAGCACCGCAGCCGTGGCACGGCGAAGCCGTATCCAAATGGAATGAGTTCGGCGAGCGATGCAAGAGAGACAAGAAAATGCAGATGAAAGTGAAAGAAATATGGGAGAATAGACTTGATACAAATAAACGAACTAGACGCACCGCTTTACATTGATGTTTATTGCTACGGCTGTAAGCGTCGTGTGGCTATGTCGAATACTATAGAAAACGACGGAAGACGATTTTGTTACAGATGTTTTACGGCAGGGGGTAACGATTGTTTAAGAATACTTGGCGATCACGGCAACCGCAATCCTGGCCAAACTTCTCCCGATACCAATCCTTGAAGGCATCACCACCAGCAGGGCCAATCGTGCGGGCAATAATGTCGCCCAATCCACGATCTTTTTCTTGCGCAAGCAACCGAAAAGGCAAGAGATATGCGGGCCAAGGTTCAGGAGGCGCGTCTGAACACAGGCGCCTCTGGTCCTCGGGAGATAGGCGACCGCAGATGGCGTCCTGTATCTCATCCGATATGGTATTGAAACCCTCCTTGATTACAGGCAACTTCATATTCAGGCGATGCTGCGCAATTTTAACAAGTAAACCGTGGAAGGTCACTCCGCCGTTCATTGGATATCCAGTTTCTGGTTGAGTGTAGCACCATCCAAGGGGCACCATGAGATTTGTATCGTTTAGGCGCATATTAAAACCACTTAACTTTTCTGTGTCTAGCTCGATGGCAATTAGCACACAGTACTTTTACTATTGGAGGGAAATTTTGATTTATTAACCAGCGAAAAAATTGACCGCTTTTGCCTACTTTTTCCCTATTTTGTTTTCCATCGCCGTTGATATGATCAAGTTCAAGAACCTCAAAACAAGTAACTCCGCAGCCCCGAGCCGTGCAATGTGGATCACCTTTGCAATAATGAGATATGACTATACGTCGTAAACTACGACGATTAGTTCGATTTCTTACTAACGCACAATCAATACAAGAAGTATCATGCTCATAAAAATCTCGTTTAGATTTCTTTTTCTTGCATCTCCAACAACACATCATTGCTGGTTTATTTTTTCGCCAGCGTTTGTGAATTTCCTTTGAGCGTTCTTTATTGGAATGATACCATTTAAAGGCTCGGATTCTATCTTCACATTTCTTTTCTTCTGATTTAGGAGAAATAGTACGTTGCAACAGCCAATACATTCTATGAGCAATCACTTCTCTTTGTTTGTTAGTCATTTCCAACACCCCATCATTGGAATAATTTATGAAATAAAATAATTATGTCAACTAAATTAAGTAACTATCTTCCGTGGTCGTTCTGCGTACCGTGGGGTTTCGTATTAAGTATCCCTGACCCAAACTCCGCAGTCTTAGCAGGACTTGGATTTGCAATACAAACAGCGGGCTTCATAACATATCTAATACGAGGAAGCATGGCGCGTTAGAGTTTACCGCCACCTTTCTTCTTGAAAGGATGCTTCCAATCTTTAAGTGTGACCCGCTTGCCAGGTTTCTCAGGGGGGGCAGGGTGAACGTGAGTAGCTGCGATGCTAGCCGCTGCGGCAATGCTATCTCCGATAAAAACTTTGGCGAACTTGCTACCCACGCCATGTTCTCGCAGGAGTTCAAAGTGTTCCTGCGCAGTCTGAGCTATGGGAATAGGCGCCTTGGCTAAAGCATACTCATACCACTTCAATGGTGTCTTGGGCGCCTCTCCAAACTTCGCTTCCTTGGCATTTTTCCAAGGCAAAGGACGACCAGTGTATGCCTGCTTACCCCTCGCAATCTCCAGCAAATCAGTAAACACAGGATTGACTTTGCCTAAAGCATATTGCAATAATTTATCTGCAACATCTGAGCGGTTTTCCGCTGGTACAACTTGAGACACAGTTGTAGCTAAACTAATACGAAGCGGCGACAGGAATGAACTAGGCGATATGATTGTCTGACCATGTGCTTTGAATGCAAGCCAATCCGCTTTACTCGGGTCGAGCCAGTTGATCTTGTCTTTCTTATCGCCTGATGCTTGAATGGCAATTTCGTTGGCGCCAAGTAAAGCAAAATAAGTAGCGGCTCTAAAAGCATTCTGGCGAAGTACCAAACGCCGAAACATTTTCTCTGCCGGTGTAAGTTCAGTAAAGGCGCCTTTGGCATATAACGCGCCCATACGAGCAGGATTAATAACTACATCTTGCCAGCGGGCAGATTCTAGGCGGGGAGCAAAGAATACTTGGCGCCAATTCGGATGTTCAAATAACCCGCCTAGAAAAGTACTTCTGTCTGTCGTGCCTGTGGAATGGTTCACCAGCGTCATAAGTTCCTGCAGAATCTGATCGCCTGCCTTGGAGCCGCTGGCCACTTTTGCTTTCTCGGCATCCGTAAGTCGTGTTTCATACCACTTGTTAGCAATGTCCATGCGCATCGCCTTTAGCACATCCATGCCTCTGTTACCCGCCCTTGCCAAGCCACCGACATAAGGAACCTTCTCCCACAAACTTTGATACTGTGCAATATCGTCTAGTGTCCCCACTTTAACTTTAAGTCCTGCCTTTACAAACTTCCCGTAGTTCTCATCTGCCATAATGTTCTGCAACATTTCTTCATGTGTAGCAGGATCGCCAAATGCCTTGAACGTTTGTAGTATGTTACGACCTTGGATTCCCCAAGTCGGAGGATAGAAAATCAGGCCGAGACCGTGCGTAAGAGGCGCGTTAACGTGGGCGAGCACACTGAGCGATCGCTGGAAGTTCCAAGCAAAGTCTGCATACTGTCCCAACTTCCCTTGTGCAACATTGTTCATCCACATACGATTGGCGACGAGAATAGCGCGCTGTTGCGCCTGTGCTCGATACAGGGCATCACTTGCATTTCGAACAGTTTTGTTAGTGTTCAGGGCCTCACGAACTAGTTGAGGACTGATGCCCAATTCCTTGGACGCCCAATCAAACAACTCCACAGGCTTGATGGGAACCTGCCCCATGATATCCACGGAATTAGTCTTAACCCAATTCCAAATAGCGGCGGCTTCTCGTGGTGTGAAGTTACCACCTGCTGCTTTCGGCGGATTCGCCTCGAATTTATCAGTGAAATATTTCTGCAGGTCTTTGGTGGAGTCTATAGGTAGCTTGGCCAGCTTCTTCGCATCTTCTGGCTTTACTCCCTGCGCCACAGCTTGCTTCACTATCTTATCCTCATCTATCGGGGTTTCCTTAGTTCCTAATTCCTTGGCGATATCCTCACCCATTGTCTTGTATTTATCAGCCACTTCTGTACGAGCCTTTTGCGTTTCATCAACTTGCTTCTGAATTTCAGCGCTTTCCTTCTCGGTAGGTGTGCGGCCTACGTCTCGAACAAACTTGCCGCGAACATCATAATAATTTCCAGTGTCTACATCATTTGCCCCGATGTGCGCCGCCAACGCTTCGCCCGCGCCAGTGGAAAAAGGTTTCACTTTGTTCGCCCAATCAAGCTCTGCTTTTACTGCTTTTTGTAGAGCATCCTGATTCTCCTGCGACGGGTCTTTAGCGACTTTATCCCGCAAGTCGCTGGTTTCTTTTCCTAGCATAATTGCCTTTGCACGAAAACGGCCAAAGTCTTCGCCAGTAGCGGCAGCGGCACCAGACTCTACCCCCTTTAGATCGGCAATACGTTTGTCCAGATCGTAGCCTTCTTCAATATCCTTTATTCCTTGCTCCGTCAGTTCTTTCGCTCTAGTCACTTCTCCTGGCAGCACGGGTATATCTCGCTCATCCCACATGCGTTGTGAAATACCTGCTCGCCATGCGCTTCGTTGATTTGATTCCACTTTGGCGCCAATGGTTCGATCATGAATGTCCTCCACCTGTTTTTCAGTCAGGGAGTTTTCCTTGGCGACTTGCTCCACGGATTTACCGGAGCGAAGTTCTCGGACAATCATTTGATCTTTGTTTGAAGCTCTTTGCGCTTCCTCTGCCGCGCCTTCTCCCACTCGTTCTTTTTCCACTGGAGTACTGACCAACTTCATCACTGCATCATATGCCCCATCCAGCAAGGAACCGGGCTTCACTACCTTCCCGTAAAATAGTTCCTTAAACCAGTTGCCCACGGATTGTAGAAAAGTTTTCTTAGGTTCAAGCTTGGGCAAGTTCGCCAAAGCTTTTCTGAACTCGGCGTTGGCTCCTATTTCTGCTGCAAACTCACGAACGTTTGTTAGCCCATAATGCTCTTGTCCGCTGGAATCTACCGTTCCCCGTAGCCCTTTCTTCGCTGCCTCAAATGCTCTGTTAATATTTTCATAAGCAGCCTGTTCTGTTGGATTGCGCTTGTAATCCTCATCTAGTTTCAACACGGTATTATCATGCACTGCTTCATGCAGCAAGGAGCCAGACATTCCTCCCGCTTGTCCTTGAGGGTCGGCGGTATTGATGAAAAGTGTCGCCTTTTCCGGCTCATCCACGTTATCAATGCGGTGTCGCATTGCATAATTTTCTTTCGATTTTTCATTATACGGCCTGAACTTTCGGACCACTCGTACTTGAGAAGTGTCTCGACCGGAATCAAGATAAGCTTTCGCCAAGGCCCTGTTCTCAGGCGATTCCCTTGGATCATTGGCGATGTAGCGCAGAGCAGTTCCAAAAGGATCGGGCGTATCCTTGCGGAGGATGCCCATCGCGTCCAGTATTTCCAAATTCCTTTTTGCTGTTGCCTTAGCTGCTGCACGATCTTCCTTGGTTGGGCGCGCGCCTCGATCGTAGTCGCCTTCTTTTCTGGTATCATCATCCTTGTCCAGCACTTCATTAGGCTTCAAGTCCGGATCGTGCTCCTTTAATATGTCCTCAAACATCTTCTCCTCTTCGAGATGTATCCTTTCGCCTCTTACTCCCAGCGTCTCTGATTCAGGAGGCAAAGTCTCCTCTCCCGGTTTGGGCTGGCGAGCAAGATTTTCAGCAAGGCCTTGAAGTTTATCTACCTCTGGAAGGCCTTCAGGGCTCTTACGGAAGAATCGAAGCAAGGATTCTTTCTGAGCATCGTAAATAGTTGCGGCATCTAGACCTCGTTTTTCATTAGCTTGAAATATTTTTCCGCCGGGAGCCAAACCTTTATCCTTCATATACTCCACAACCTTCACGCCTTCTGCTTCTGTTATTGGCCCGCCTTGTCCAAGCTTCTCCGTTTCTTTCCGATATCCCTTCTTCAACGGAGTCAACTCTCGTGCTGTCTTCCCGCCGGTTTGCGCCTCGGAAGCTTCCTGCACTTTCGGATTTTCTTTATAAGCTTTCGTCAAGTCGCCGGGATTTTTAACCTCACCAAATTTCGGCAGGTCAACGGAGACAACTTGCTCTCGGCCATCAGGTAACGCCTTAGTTTGTATGCGCGGATTAACTTCTGTTCCTTCCGGCACAAACAAATCATTCCCAGCGTTTAGGTGGGCCGCAACTTCTCTAGGCTTGTTAGTAAATCGAGGGGTAATTTTACCATCGGCGTCCGTTGTCATCGGCAAAGTAAACTTAGGCACCTCAGATTTCTCTGTGGTCTCCTTCGCCCCTTCTGGCACTGGTTCAGGTGGATAGGCTTTCTCCAATTCCTTGCGCAAAGATTCCTTGGCTACATTGGCGCCTGTTTTACCTACTTCCTTCTGTAGAAAACGATTACCTTCCACAGATTCCAAGTCGTGTCCACCAATCGTGCCCTCTTTCAATAACTCGTCTCGTAGTTCCGCGGTCCTAGTCGCAATCTGTTCCGGCGTCTTTGTTGGTGCTCGTTTGGGCTTTGCTTCCGCAGGTTGTATGCGCTCTTGAATCTCCTTCAACAGGGCCACACGGGTATCGGAAGGCATGGCTGCATCCGAGACATGCTTGGCAAGTTCTCGAAGTTGATCTATGCTGGCGCCCTCTGGGATGTCCAGCGTATGTTTTGGCCCCTCAGGAGTTGCTTCTGTGATCAAGCGGGGCGCAACCTCAGCGGGTTGATTAGCATTTCTAAGTTCACCAGCTTTTCGTTCGGCCACTTGTTCTAAAGTTTCAGGAGGCGCGGGAACCTGCGGCGCGGCTTCTGAAGCTGGTTTTTCGGCCTCTGCAACAGGGGTCTCAGGCTTCGGCACAGATTCAGGCGTTTCCTTCGCCAGTTCTTCTTGAGGCACTGTTTGCACAGCTTTCGCTGTTTCAGGAGCAACCTGTGCCAGTTCCTTATTCTTTATGGCGTCTTCGACATTCATGGGCTCCAGTCCTCGCCTAGTCAATTCATCCATTACTGCCGCATGAACTTCGGGCGCACGTTCTTTCAGGTCGGCATTTCCGCCTGCTACCTGCAACAGGCGATCAGATAATTCCGGAGTATGTTTTTCAATAACTGCATCAGAATGAACTGCATGCTTGGCGGCAATACCGCCCATCGCCAAGTCAACAGCAGTGTTGAGAATGCCTTCTAAAGCTTGGCCAGGAGTCTTGGCAGTGAACGCATCTTCGAGATGCGGCTTAACCTGCGAAAGCATTTGTTCTCCAAACCCAGCAGAAATTATCTTGCTCATGTTCCCCTCGCTTGGCCCCAAGCCCATCCACATTCCCGGCGTAAGCAAGGTCATTAACAATCCTTGCGCGGCGTTGAACGATCCCTTGGCGTAAGAAGCGGCGGTAGAATCTGTAGGTCTGTGTTCATAGAAAAAGTTTTCAGGCTTCATCCCCGCCGCAGTCGCCACTGTCATCGGATTTACAAAGAGTTCGTTCTGAATAAGCGGAAGCAAACCTGTATCGTTAGGCGTAGCACCAAGAGGATGGTACTCATATCTCGTAGACCCATCTGGATTTTTGCCCCACGGAATCATATTCAAACTCTTTTCCTTTTCCGTTACCCCGAGAAGAGGAGCGAACTCATGGCGAAAATCCTCGTATGCTTTACCGGCGAATCCCGCAATATCGCCTTTGTAATAATAGTTTCCTAATCCGGGCTCAGCACTGATCTGTTCTCCCGCGGGACCTTTGCGTTCTTGCGCATCCTTCAACTGCTTATCTGCTTCAGCTTGCGCCTGTCCTATCTGTGCCTTGTAAAAAGAATCCTTGATATCTTTGGGCAAAGGATACACGGCTTCTCGGATCGCTTGCGCATTGGTTTTCCATCCTGCTGTTGACTGCAATGATAGATCAGGGATTTCTGGCGCAGGAGGAAGTTCCGCAGCAGGAGGCTCACCGGGAACAGGAGGCAGGGGCTGTGGAGAAAACGGCTCTATCGCCTGCACTGCAAGCTTAACGCGAGCTTGTTCCGGCGTAAGATCGCCTGCTGCTTTGCTTAGTTCGGTTTGTTTATTCGCGGCGAACTTGTTGAAGTCCTCGGATTGATTGCTCCATTCCGGATGCTGGGATGCCCAATTATAGGCGGCATTGTGCCAGCGATCGAAAATAACTAACTGCTTCTCAGGTGGGGCTTGCTGATAATTATCCAGCGCTTCAACTTCAGACCAACGAGGTGGAACCGCGGGCTGTTGCTGGTCGCCTCCACCATTATCTACTGGAGGGGTTTCATCCGCCATAAGCTTACGTAGTTAAATCTACCGGGTTAATTACAGCGGGTTTTTGATTGCCTGTAGCCCCCTCTGGTGGGTTACCTGTGGACGGTTGAGGTGTAGCCGCAGGATGCGTAGGAATTGGAGTAGGAGCTTGCGCGCCTGCCCAATCACTCACCTGTTGTTCCTTAGGAGTAGACGCTGCGGGTGTTTCCGGCACGGAAGTAGAAGCAGAAGTTTGGGCAGGAGGAACAGCAGGAGGAATAGGTTGCATTTCTTCAGAAGGTTTCGTGCCTGCCATTCGTTTCAAGGCACCATAATAAGCGTCCTTCATCAACTGTGCAGGCAACGCCCCGTCGCCTCCCGCGCTTATTGCGGCATTTAAACTACCTTCAATTCCTTTATCCTCGTTACCATATTTTGTATTAAGATACTTCATTAACTGGAAATCTTGTGCAGTAGGAGTCGTCGCCTTTTCCTGTTCTTTATCATAAGCGTCCCGTATTTTGGCGACCTCTGGATTAAGTCTTGCATTAGGAAATGTTTGATCAAGCCACTGCATTTTGTTATCGTAGTCAGGATCGCCTTTTACAATTAAAGAATGCTTCTGTAAATATCCTGTGGCGTCATTCATTATCCTAGTGTTATTCGTTATCTTATCATACTCGGAGGCGATCTGTAGTCCCTTAAGAGCGGCGTCCTGCGACTCTCTAGCTTGCGCTAAAGATTCCTGAGCGGCAGCATGGGTCTTATCAAAATCAAGTCTTGACTCCTGTAGCCGACGAGTTTGTTCTCCTTGTGCTGCCTCTCGTTGTTCCTTCTGAACCGCCAACTCTCTTGCAGCAACTTCGTTTGCTTGCTTAGCTTGAGCGATTTTCTTGGCATCCTCATATGTTTGAGAACCGGGACCAGCGTAGACTCCGCCCCCTCTGCGATTAGCGATCATTTGAACGACAGGTCTATCAGCCATTATTGTTCCTCCTTTTTCTTTTCTTCCTGCGGCGGAGGTGGCGGAGGGTTAGGGTTTGCTTGCTGTTGCGGAGTCTGACTGGCAGACATTGCAGCCAAAAGATCAGGCGATCCTTTTATCATATTAAAGGTGTTATCGGGTTTTCCAAAATTAGCCGTGCCCCCACTAGGCAATTGTAAAGTAGTAGTTTGATTAGGGTTTTGAATCATATTTCCTGAAAAAGCTCCGGGGGCTCTATTATCTGTAAATGACGGGGATTGGCCAAAATTGGCAGGAAGTTTTTCGGTATTATAATTATTTCCTTCTGTGTAGGACTGACCTACAGTCCTAGCGTAATTGATATAACCTTCGCCGGTGTTCTGATTAGGTCCGCGGATATCGGGTTGCGAAAGTAGACGTTGATTCTCTGGACTATTATATTGCTGCACGGTTTTAAAGTATCTATCTGCCGCATCAGGCGAAGCCCCAGCATGAGCGCCTGTTTGTGCTGCGCTCATGACATCATTAGCCGTTACTGCTGTTGGCCCTGTTGCCCCTCTAGCAGCAACTTCTTTTTCCAAAGCCAACTGATTACTAGCGGAAAGAAATTTAGTAGATGTATCCTGCCACTGTTTCTGGGCTTCAGGGGTGCCCAGCCTATCTGCTACTGTTTTTGCAACATACACATCCTGATATGTGGTTAACTGTGCAGGAGGCTGCGCATAATTATTTAGATATTGTGTAGCAGTCTGCTTGGCTGCGTCAGCGGGAGTACTGCCAGTAGCTTGAGGCGGCGGAGTGTAAAAATCCTTATTGTTATATTTATCCGGAGTGGGGATTGGTTGCTGTGCCGTAGGTTTCTTAGGCTTCTCCTCTGGTTTCTTAGGAGGCGGCTTCATAGAAAAATGACTGGGCTGCCCAGGAGCCAGATCGCCACCAGCCGCCGGAACTGGTTGCTGAGCCATCGTCCAACTGAAAGCATTACTCCCTTTGGCACGAGCTACCGCGGCTCTGTTTTCCAGTTCGTCTGTGTTATCGTATAGTGCCATAAAGGTTACATGTGGGAAGTTAAACGTGGAGCGCCGCCCGGATAGAAAAATCTAATCATGGGAATTTCATCAGAGCTGTGGCTGTCTTTAAGCTCAGAATTTAAAATAGCTAAGGCGCGAGCGTGATAATTATCGGAAACTGAAATATCGTTCTCAGCCAAATACTGTAGAGAATCTAGTTCCAGCCCGAGAGCCGTTACATTTGTAATCGGAAGAATGTCCTGATCTGAAGTAGTTTCTATATGGCGCCTCTTTACTAAGGCAATAGCATTAGCCTGAGCCACATTTGTTAACGAATCGTCCCGATATCGTCTATAAAAAGTGTCTTCCTCGCCCCCTTCCATAATGGCTAAATTAGTGACTGTGCTATCGTCAGCTATTTGTTGGACCTTTACTACAAAGGCTGTTTGATCTTTATGCAAGCGCTCGATACGAATAAAGGAGTTGGCGATAGAAGGAGCAGTGTTTGTTAAAGTAGCTACTAGAGGCATGCCCTCAGAATCGCGGCCATAAACTGTTACAACGTATTCGTCTGCTCCTGTAGGCAAAGAAGTTAATGTGCCGCCCAAAGGAAGATCATGAAGAGTTGGCCACCCATCGCCGAGAGATCTCACCGCATCGAGTCCAAAGCCTTGTCGACTTGCGTCTGCTAAACTTTCTTTTCCTTGGAGAAACTCAAACCAGCCATTTGTTAGTGTGCGCACCCTATAGGTTCCATCACTATTTTTGTCAAGTTTGATTCCTTCTAAAGTTCTGTAGCCCCTTGGAAGCGTCAAGTCTCCAAATTCGCACAACAAAGCAATTCTATCGGTCCCGCCAAGAAATTTTCCATCGAGTAAAATGCGTTCGATAGCTCTGTTGATGCGGTCCTCTAAGACATCCTCTGGGGCATGGCTAGCCAGTAATCGTTTTGCTTCTCCTAAAATTAACCGCATAAACCTACCTTATACGAGGAAGAAATAAAAGCAAGTTTAGTGGAAGACCTTCTTAACCTTGTAAGTTAGACTATCGCTTTTGCAACCATTTTCGTAAGCAGAAATAATCTGCAAATTTTCAGGCGAATGGGCGCCTCCTTTTGCAAGCGGAATTATGTGATCAACTTGAACGTTAAATCCCTGTTGGCGTAGTTCAGAAGCACGAATATAAATTTTTGCGATCTTAGTAAGATCGCCAATAGTAACCAATCTTTTTAGCGCTTCTCGCTTGGCATTCGTGGCGCTTTTCTTTCCTGGATTCTTTTTAGACCATAATCTTTTAGTTTTTCTTACTCTTTCGGGATATTGACGCCGGTATCTTCTCGAATTTTCACAATGTTTTTGTTTATTAATGGGCTGATTGCGCCATTTTCTAGCTTGCTTGGCTATTCTTTTTTGGTTAGCACGAGCATAATTCTTTCTCCATTCAGGATTGTTTCTATGCCAAATTCGGCATGCTTTTCTTCTTTCGTCTACATATTTTAATCTAGATTTGCGGCTGTTGCTTCTAATCTTATCTGGAAACGCAAGAAAATATAACGCTTTGTACATTCGAAATTGCGCCATACGTTCTTCATCTTGTCCACAAGCTAGGCAGCAGTTATTGCTTTTTCTTCTGCCGCACTTCCACGTATCGTGTCCATTTACACAATAACGTTTTCTGCTTTTGCGAACCTCTTGTTTACGTCGCTCTTTGGAAATCACGAAGGCAAATCAAGAGCCATGATAGATATTTCAGGCCAAATCCGGCCTGAGCTTATGTCTAATTTAGCGACGTGAAGCGAGACGTGGTAACTTTTACAGATATCATTTATCGCTTTTATGGCGCCAGTTTGTCTTGCTTGGCGTTGTTCGGGGGTTTCTACAGTACGCGGTAACGGCGTAGGTTTTACTGCATCGGTTGGCGGTTGAACGGGAGCGGACGGTTGCGGGACGGGTTGATTTTCCATGTTGCCCTTAATATCCCTTAAAGTTCCCCAATCGCAAATCCTTTTTCTACACTTCCCGAAACCGTGGGGCCGATAATCTTGAAGTTTTCCAGCATGGAATTCGAGCGCTGTGTGCGTCGGATAAGCTTGGTAATGTCCTCATCTTTGTAGAAAATTTTGGCAGGCAATTCTACCTCGCGCAGAGGGTGGCTTCCCGCTACGCCTAGTCCCCCGCAGCAAGGATTTGGAATTCCGCATTCCGTATTAAGTCCTAAATAAGTTCCTCCGGAAGCAATGCAATCCGCTTCCGTTGTAATACTGCAATAACCATTTAAACAGCAAGCACCAGTGCCCGCGATTTCCGCTCCTAAAGTTAAGAAGGGGCCGAAAGATATTTGATTCCGGTAATCTATTAAAAGTTGATCAACAGAGCGACCGGCATTTAGAAACCGAACTTCGTCCAAAATTCCATCCCAGTAACAACAACTAAAGGTGCGTATTTTGCCTATAACAGTTGCGGGACTAAAATTTATATTAATGGGGCCATTTGGAGCAACATTAAAATCTAATACTCCATTTACATATCCGCTCAAACCATTAACTGAATCATAAGTCAATGAAAGATAATACCACGTAGCAATTAATAATGTGTGGCTACCTAAACCATCATAAGAAACTTGACTATTAGCTTTAATGTTCAGTGAAAGTTTTCCGTCACTTCTAACTCCTAATTGATAGGATTGAAAAGGAGGCCCAGGATTAAACCCGCTTTCTACAACTCCAGCACCGGGAAAACTAGTAGCATTTACCCATGCAGAAATTGTCATTGCACTAGTAGGATGATACCCGCTTGCCGCTTCTAGCCATTGAGAACTAGAAGCATTAAACTGCGCCCCACCATCAATCTGCCCAATCGCGGGAGTGACAACATTATTATTACTAAGTTCAGATATTCCAGTTACGCTGTTTATTCTAGATAACGTAGCTCCATTCTTTAAGTGAAATGCTGCCATGAAAGCGCTGCTCCAAACATTTGTTGGGTCTGATTGATCGGTAGTAATGGAAGCATCCCCATAGAAAATATAGAATACTGTAGGAACCGTACTGGATATATTTGGAAGTTTCACCCAAGCAACAACTTCTCCAGTGACTGGATTGTAGCGTTCCATTTCCCATTTAAGTATAATTGCGGCTCCTGAGTCAGCATAAAATCCTATATCAAAACCATCTTCACTCTCTACGTGGCCCCCATTAGTCCGAGACTTCAGTGTGGTATTAGTAAAATTTACAACTACTGGGAAATCAACTTGGTCACTGGGAACCTCAGTAAAATCTACAGTAATCGAACGATGATAAGTAAAGGCCATTAGTTTTCCTGGGGATTATAAACGAAACCTGTCTCCACATTGCCTTCTATCCCAGTTCCTTCCAATCTAATCTTCCCGAGACCAGTCTCCAGTTTAGAAGTTTCGTCGTGAAGTAATTGGATTAGCGCGCTACTACTGACTTCGTTTGTATCTTCCATAATCTGGGAATATCTGTTGGCACTACTGTAGCAGAGATTACTCGTTCTGTCCCTATCCAACCTGTGCCGGGAATATATGTAGGCGAATCCCAACCAAATACATTCCATTGGGAGCCGTACGATGAAGAAAGAGGTCCAGTAGTACCATTAGGAAAAGAGCCGCCTAAACCATCTGAGTAGGCCAAAATTGAATTACCCACGCCTAAAGCAGTAATTATAATATCGTTTTTGGAGTAGGCGCCTAAGAGTAGTGTTATGTGTGCGCCGAGAATCGCCCCCGCTCCAGGATTATAAAGCGTAGCAAGATTTTTATGAACTGTTGATCCCGAAGGAATTCCAGAAACATATTCTGAAGCACTCGGTGTAGTCGCTGCAAAGGCGATTGATCCGTATACATAAGCATCATGAAGCACATCATGAACAAATTCAGGCGCTCCACTAAGACCTGTTATGACAGCGCTATCCGTGATAATTTCGCTAAACTCTACATCTGATCCCGATCCCGGTATGCCGACTGTTGGAGTTGTATCCTTTAGCATAAACCAAGTACGAATGGTATGCTTCACCAGTCTGGCCGACGCCCGTTTATAAAAAGCCGCGCTCGGAATAATCCCTATGTATCCCGGAAATTGATAAGGCTCAAAAGAGTATGTAATGATGGCAGAACTGGGACCGGTCGCCAAAGGCTGCCGTGTAATCTTAACACGCTTGCTCCTCCATTTATCAAGAGGTTTTACATTCTCAACAAAGTAATCGCCACTTGTGCCAGTATAGCTGACGTCTACAACCTGCTCTTCCTCCAAGCTGTAATTCTGCAGTTCCTCATCCCACTTCCGTCCAGTAAGAGTAGGCCACGCAACAACATTAAGCTCGCTAGTTTCTTTGAGAAACAATCCCGCTCCAAGAGATTTCACCCTAGACTTGGTTATCGTTACCCCCTCATCAGGAATCATAGGCGTGATATCCAAAGTCCTGACGATACCCAGAGAGCCGCCACCATATTCTTCCGTAGTCTCGAAATCGATCAAAACCGCAGGAAGACCAAGAGTATTACGGCTAACAGTTCCTACCCTATGTTTAAATTCTGTAATCTGGTCGTCTGTCGCCCGCAAATCTCCAGTGCCCAACGTAGGAGGCGTTGCCTGCCCTTCCAGTATTTCCTCAATAGAATCAGTTGGTATGGCCGCTCTGAACTCCTGCGGGATGACGTCAGGTATTTCAACAGAGTATTTTATGGCATTGAAAACATCCGGTACCACTCCAGATGTTGCCAACGTAGTTCCATTTCCCAAAGGTTGAATTTCCAACTCCTCAGTTCTCGCGTTAATGGTCGGCAGTTGTTGCTGGATTCCCGAGAACAGAGTGGCAGTAATAGTTTCCAACTGCTGAACTGGAGTCATCTTGAAATTAACTAGGGATACTGGAAGATGTAAGATGTCTCTATCCTCTATGGTTACCCTGCGCCAAAACTCAGTAGTTTGTTCTTGGATTTCTGATAACTCTCCGGTGCCTAACACAGGCTGCGCCGCCTGACCAATCTCTGTATAAGAATCAATTCTAGTAGGCAGCAATGCACGAAATTTTTCTGGAATAAGATCTGGTATCTTTGTCTCAAATCTCGCCTTGGAGAAAACATTTGGAACAGTTACTCTAGAGAGCAGAGAGGAGTTGTTGCCAAGCTGCATCATATCTCCCTCTATTAACAATGGGGCGGGAACCAAATTTTGTATCCCGTTCGCCCAAGTATCTGTAGCCGTGGAGAGTTGCTGCTCCGCGGTCAGGCGAAGATCTGTCAGTGTTATAGGCGCCTCAAGATCACGAACAGTAGATGAAATCTCTTTCTTGAACTTAGTGGTCTGATGCTGCGACGCCTCCCAATCGTGATCTGCTAAGACTGGTGCCACTGCTATTCCGGCGAGAGTTTGACTGGTTTTCTGGGACGGTAGCGCAGCAAGAAATCTACGATGACGATAGGGAAGCACCGCATCGTCCCGCGAGGTAGCCAAAATTGTATTAGGAAAGACGTCAGGCACTGTGCCGATGGTTACTTCTGCCTTTGCGGTAGTCTTTCTATCCTCCTTGGCGATCTCCGTTAGGGCTGAAAGGGGAAGCGGGGGGACAGCATCTGTTTTTACAGTTTGAGTTTGGACTGTAACTAATTGTTGAACTTGATTCTCTTGGTAGGAAGTAATGACTGGTCCGGGCAGTCGCTCATACGTACGAATTACCGAAACAAACAAAGCATCAATTTCGGGATTTTGTAATCGCCCAATTTTATGATCCGTAAGAAAGAGATCAGGATACACAGGATCTTTTGAATCCGCGGCGGGCTCGTCTTCTCTTTGGTCGCCTCTTAACACCACGTAAGTCCTCGTGATTGTAGGGTAATTAGGGTCGGCAAAAGGGTAGCTTATCTCGAAATTATAATCATTTTGGTTCTGTCTTTCATTCAACCAGTATTCATTTACCCAGCCTATCTGATCAAGAGATTTGGAAGTGGCGAATAAAAATCCTTCCATTTTTTCAGGCTCAAGCCCTGTATAGGTGTCGCCTTTTTCGGGCTGTTTATATCCCGCAGCACGAGTATCTTTGCGAATAACTACAATGCGATCGTCGAGATTTGGCGTAGGAAGCTCTTGTACGTTGGGCTTCCCTGGGATTGCGGGACTGGGACCCACATAGGAATTAGAAGGTTGTTGGTTCGCCATTACCAGCAACTCTAAGCCAAACCTACTGAATTACAAGAACAGGGATCGGCTTCTTGATCTTAGGACGTTTCGCTTTCCACTGTTTTCTCCGCCAATGTTTCCTGTCTTTGCTGCGCCAAGGTTTCCCGTTGCCGAAATATCTCATAAGTCAGGAATGAGGATACAACCAAAACGTGCTCTATGTGCTTTTTTATAAGTAGAGGGCAACCAAACCGAACAATCGGTATCGAATAACATGCCGCACATCAAAACGACCACATGGGGAAGCCGAAGCACGTTAGAATAATTTATTGCTAAAATCCCCTTATCAGTGAGAAGATTACAATTCCTTTTCTTACGTAAGGGATATCCTACTCGTTTGGCGATGTTCACTATACTGGTCATGTATAGCCCAGATTCATGAGGGCTTCTCCCTGCTCGTTTCTCTGTAGCCGCCGCAACTAGGATATCTTCATAGCTCTTTCCGGATAACGTAGCGAGACAGCTTATGCCGCAATCGCCAGAAGCTCGCTGAGGCTCAAACTTAAGAATGGGTTGGTGTTTCATTTTTCGTTACAATGTTTTGTAAAGCTGAGCTATTCTTAAAATCTACCGCAGCTATGGCACTGCAACCAACTGCAACTAATCCGGCGAAACTTGTAACCACAATTTGTGCTAATGTTGCGATGTTTCCAGCTAGCGCGGGTTTAATAAATAAGAGAGCCGCAGAGACTACGAAGATACTGAGAACTCCAAGCATACCTCTATTTATCAATCGCCATTTTTTGGAGTCTTCTGAAGGTTTATCAAGCTGATCCTTGAAAAACCTTACGGAGTCATAAGCTGGTTCGTTCATATTTCAGTTCCTAACGATACAAATGTGCTACTAGGCTTTTGATTATTATATTCGCAAGTAACCCAATCGGCAGAGCGCGCTACATTTGCAATACGCAGTTCATCTATTATTCCGTCCCAAAAATTGTGGGTCCCAGGTTCTAAATGATTATCATCGCCAATATATAAATTAACACTAGCTATGTTTAAACTAGCATTAGGCGACACAGTGTTGTCAGACGCACCATTAACATATCCAATCAATCCGGTAGAACTGGAATAAGTAAGCGTCAGATAATACCATTGCCCCGTAACTAAAGTATGTGAGCCCGTTCCGTCATAATCTATTAGCGACGAACCCGCACGAACATTACAACGTAGTTTACCGTTACTTCTTACAAAAATTCTTTGGAAAGCGGTAAATCCAGAATCAGAGAGAGCAACGACTGCATTATAAGCGTTAGGAAAAGACGAGGCGTTCACCCATGCGCTGAGAGTGACAGAAGTATGCGTAGCAACACTTCCGATACCCTCGTCAATATATTGAGAACTGGCATTAACAAAATTTGCGCCGCCATCAATATTACCTCCTATGGCTGTCGCACCGTGGTTCACGTTTCCTGTGTTTAATCCAACTGGGCTATTAATATCCAGCGTTGCGCCGTCTTTTAAATGAAATACTTTAATAAAGCTATTTGTCCACACATTTGCTGGATCAGATTGATCAGTTGTAATTGTAGGATCGCCATATTTGGTATAAAAAATTGTATCACTGCTATTAGAAATGCTAACGTTTTTTACATGGGCAATTATTTCACCTGTGGCCCCGCTGTAGCGTTCCATTTCCCACTTAAGAGGTGTTGTTCCTGCAGAATCAGAAAAGAAGCCAATATCAAATCCATCGTTTCTTTTAACATGACCTCCATTAGCGATTGTTTTAAATCTAGCATCAGTAAAATTAACCAAAACGGGAAAATTACTCTGTGTGCTTGGAACTTGTGCGTGATCTATTGTTAAAGAACTGGTATAAATTCTAGCTTTTCGGAATATGGCAAATTGCTCTTGAAGGGTCATGAAGCAAAGTTTCCGTTAATCCACCAAACAGTGCTTGCAGTTTTAATTGCTGTGGCAACCGTATTCGCAGCTAATGTTCTGTTTCCTGTTCCAGATGTTCCATCTCCTCGGTTTAACGTATCTGAAGTAATAGAAATAGTTAAAACACCAGAACCAACATTAATCCATGAAATCATTGTGCCAACGGTATAAGGAACATTGGTATTACTATCAATAGTATGTGTGTGAGCGCTTCCGGAAGTATGGACAATAGTTTTTCCAGCATCAGACAACACTGTAGTATAAGTACTATTTTGATTATTTATTGCAGAAGATGACGGCCCAGTATCTCCTGTGGGACCTGTGGGACCTGTTGCTCCTGTTGCTCCTGTGGGACCTGTTGCTCCTGTTGCTCCTGTTGCTCCTGTTGCTCCTGTGGGACCTGTTGCTCCTGTTGCTCCTGTGGGACCAATAGGACCCGTAGGTCCAGTATCTCCTGTAGTTCCGGTGCCAGAAGAACCTGTCGGTCCAGTTGGGCCAGTGTCCCCTGTAGGACCCGGAATGCCAGGAACTCCTTGAACGCCCATTAAACCTCTAGGACCAGTCGGACCTGTAGGCCCGGGAGGCCCAGTAGTTCCTGACCCTGTGGAACCTGTGGGACCTGTTGCTCCTGTGGGACCTGTTGCTCCTGTGGGGCCTGTAGGGCCTGTTGCTCCTGTAGTTCCTCCTCCCGGAGGGCCCGTTGGGCCTGTAGGACCTGTGGGACCTGTACCAGCAAATACAGATACAGTAGACTTTACACTATGATTAGATTGAAGGAGTTCTACTAATTCACTTCCGGATATTGGACCAGCACTAGGTAACTGGTCAATCGTTTTTGTACTCACGGACTAGAAGGATATCGTTGAATCGTCCAAGCGCCTAATTGAAATTGTTGTGTAGCAGTAGCATCCGCAGAAAACATTTGAACACTGGTTGTCTGGTTTCCTGTCAAATTACTGGAACTTATATCGTTCACCGCATGCGACAAAGCAAGAATCAGCGGACCAGAAGTTCCTAAAGCTGCCGCTGTACCGACCAGAGTACGCCCAATTACCCAAGCATTAGAAATACTAGGCACGGCGAAAGTGCCCTCGATATAAATTGGAGTCCAGTTTGTGGCTGAGGCCGCAATAGTTGCCCCAAAAGTAATAGTAGCACTGAAGGCGCCAAAATTAAACTTAACTGCATAGGTTTGAGGAGAACCAGAATTGTTTAAAATACGTCCATATATTTTAAACACAACTTGATCCCCCGAAGCAAAAGAAATAATCTTGGAAACAAGAGTTGCAGGGGCGCCCGTAAGAACATTAATCGCAATCGCCGTATTAGGAGCATCAGCGTTAAGAACATTTATACCGGAAGGACCAGTAGGGCCAATGGGGCCTGTTGCGCCTGTAGCTCCCGTCGGACCCGCAGAACCAGTAGCTCCTGTAGGACCCGTTAAACCGCGCGGACCAGTAGGACCAGTAGGACCAGTGGGGCCCCCACCAGAAGAACCAGTAGCACCTGTTGGGCCGGTTGGGCCGGTTGGGCCTGTGGTTCCTGCCCCAGTAGCGCCTGTTGCACCGGTAGCACCTGTTGCACCGGTAGCGCCTGTTGCGCCGGTAGCACCTGTTGCACCGGTAGCACCTGTTGCACCGGTAGCGCCTGTTGCGCCTTGGCCAGCAAATACAGACACAACGGATTTTACGCTAGCCCCAGACTGCAAAAGCTCTACAAGTTCGTCTCCCGTTATGGTATCCGCAGCAGGTAATTGATCTATGGTTTTCGTGCTCATGGTAATACTAATCTATAATCTCCTTCTTCAGTTACGCGAATGTTTTTATCTTCCGTTGCACGAAATATATTATCGCCTTTTTCCTCAACAGAAACCCCACCGCACTGTGGTCCTTCCTCTACAACACCATCTTCCTCGCTCATGGTCCCGTGGCTCCTGTAGCAATTGTTTGGGTAACTTCTCCCTCGGCGAATATGGTTCCAAAACAAGGTGTGGCAACGGCGCCTGTCTCATCCTCCACCAACTCCACATCCCAATAATATGGGCGACCTGGTCGCATTTGAACTGTGTTGGTGTGGGGCACTGTTACGTCTAAAATCCCATCCGCATCCTCGCCTACGACTTCAATATCCCCGTCCTCAAGCGAACCTTGGAAGATAGCAGCAAAATCCGAATCATACTTACTGCGCTTGATTGTGAAGTAAATTCCATGAAAAGTGGCCAAGCTGATGGGCGTTCCATCTGGATTCAGAACGGGTATACGAAGTATAGCAGTGTCGCCTTGAACAATAGAAAGCCGCGTCATATTTACACTTTATTCATCTTCGCCTCAATTACAACTTTGGACATGACAAAAAGCAGTAACTCCGCTCTGCGTCTTTCATCGGCGTCTTCATTCGTATCATCCGCCTTTTCGCGCAATAAAATCTTTAGTCTAATCGTCTTTTCAGGAGTCAGGCGAAGGTGCTCCAAATCCTCCAAAAGCTTGTCAAGCTCCCGAGATTCAGGGTGCGGATGATGCAATGTGTCAGCAATTTCTTTTTGAAGAGCAGACCAAAGCGGGCTCACTTGTGTTTCCAAAGTCGTGAGTCTGGTGTTTATTTTCCAAGCATACCCAAGAAGAGCCATGGAAATAGGAACCAAGGCCCCCAATATCCAAGGAGTATAAGGCGAGGCATCTGCCAAGACCGCCAGAACACCAACTAGAAGAGCGCTAAAAACTACAGGAACAGCTTTTGTACCATAAAAAATATGTGATATCATGGATTAAAAAGCCTTTGATACCAAGGACGTTTTACAGGAACTTGGTGGTGAACTCTTGGCGATCTGATTCGAGTTGGAGTTGGAGTTGGAGTTGGAGTTGGAGTTGGAGTTGGAGTTGGTGGAGGAGAAGCATTTTCTATCAGCTCAATTCGATCCATGTTTTGATCGCTTTGTTCTGCTAAATGAGAAAGCCACCTAAACGACAGTCCTGTAACAAAAACAACTATCGTCAGGATTACAAATCTTATAATCCACACTCGCATTTTAAAAAGGCGAAGGATTTTGTGTTGCTATGCCAGTTGCGGGCGGCGAAGTATAAGGCTCAGGATTGACCTCAGATTCGGCCTTGACAGGAATGCCCTCCAACTTGGTCAGGCAAAGATCGCCATCTTCATCCAGCTTGAACGTGCCAACTGCGGTAAATTCGTCTCCTGCCTTAACGCCAGAAGGAAGCTGGTAACCTTCTGGAATTGCGAAATCGACTTTGTCTTCCTCATCGTAATCTTGCTGTTCATCCGGACCGGCAGGGCCCATACCTTTCGGAAGAACGCCTTTCATCTGGGCTATAATATCAGAGGCTTTATTAGGCATGGGAATACGATAACATTCATAAAGCGGTCGCGCTAACTATTTCTGACCAATCTGAAAAAACATTTCCGCCCCACAGAAACGGGTTCTGCGCTCGGACACGATAATAGTAGGTTGTGCCGGAGATAACAGTGATATCAGTCAACGAGTGGAGCACAAAGTTGTTTAGGTAACGCCATGTCACTAGATCGGTTGAACGATAGATGTAAAATATCATTCCTGTTCCATCAGGTTCGGGGATGAAATATCCATTAGTCCAAGAGACGCGGATAGAACCAATTTGTGGAACCGCCGCCACATTGATAGGTGGCGCTGGTATTTGCTGGTTTGGCATCGGCCCATCCGCTGTCGTAAAAACAACTTCATCGGTAAATACGGAAACCTGCCCCTGTGCGTCATAGGCGCGGGATTTATAACACCACATTGTCCCTGGCAAAAGCCTTACTGAATCGATAAACGAACCCTGCGGGTAGCCGGAATTTATGTTATGAAATACCTCAGTAGGCATTTGTGCCCGCCACGCTTGAAATCCTACTTGAGTCCCAACTTTAGGATCTACGTGGAAATGAACCTTGTAAGGATCGACCGAACCGTCAGCCTCAAACACCGGATCGACATGAAAATTTGTTGGTGGAGGCGGCGTCGGCGATTGTCCGTAAGCAGTTAAAGCGAGCAATGCGATTAAAAATAAATATTTCATAGGATTCAAAAATAACCCTAAAAGGGAATCAAGCAATCACTGAATCATAAATCCACCAAACCCCCCACCCAACCCATAAAGCAATCGCACGTATCCTGCTGCTCCCGTTCCACCGGCACGATTCGTGGCTGTCGTGGAGAATGCACCACCACCCGCACCACCATAAGCATTGGCAGGACTGCCGGTTCCTGCCGTTGTTCTTGCCGCTCCACCAACTCCACCGACATTGTTAACGTTGGGGTTTATTGAAGTACCTGTGCCGCCCGCGCTAATCCCTCCCGCGCCACCAGCCCCCTGGCTGCCTGCTGCCCCTCCGCCTGCCGCGCCATGAGTTGAATCGCCAGTGCCGCCGCTACCACCAGCAAATAGAAGATCGCCTACGCATCCAGTAGTTGAACCTACCCCGCCCGTCGAACTATTAGCCACACTTTTTCCACCCGCGCCGCCTTTGGCGACACAACTCGTGGAACTATCACCTACAAAGCTACTGTCGTTTCCCTGTCCGCCGTTTCCTGCGCTCGTTCCAGTCTTAAGGGCCGCCACGGTGACGGTGTAACTGCTGCCGGGAGTAACGGGAATCATTGCTTTAGCTGCATAAGTTCCGCCTGCTCCTCCACCACCACCAAAATTTCCGCCGTCCGTGGTGCTCGTGCCGCCGCCCGCGCCGCCGCCGCCCCAACACTCAGCAGTGACAAACCGAATACCTGCTGGACAAGTCCAACTTTGGGTTGTTGTGAATTCTTCAACGTAAGCCATTAGATATTATCCAATTTACCTGTGAGTATCCAAGTCGTTGTTACACTGTTCCATATAAAAGCACAATACAAATACTTTCCTGCTGTAGTTGTGGTAGGCAACGGTAAATCAGTTGAGGCTTGGAATGACGCACCCCAAGCAATTGTTTGAGCGCCGCCATTGTCCTTTATCCAAATAAGCAAGGATTGCCCTTCCGTTGCAGAGCCCGAAAGACCTGAAGTCATGGATGTAATGGCGACAGCCTGAGCCGTAATATAAAACACATCCACATTGTCAGTATTAATTGTCGGGGTACCTGAAGAAGCTACAGTTCCCGTGCGCTTTGTAATCCTCTTATTAGTGAGAGTATTGGTTGAGGAAATTGTAGGGACCGCAACTCCATTAGCCGCCAAGGCGCCTGCAGAACTAATCGTAACTGGATTACTTGTACCCACACTAAGACTATCCGCACCTAGCGCATATTTGTTAGTGAACGTAACATTTGATCCCTGAACAGGCTCTACAAAATAAGCCGAGATGTAATTGGTGAATGTGGTTGCGCTACTTGCAGCGATTGTGTTTCCACCAAGCTTATCAGTATAAGCAGCCGCAACTGTGCCGCTCGAAGTGGTATCAGTTAACGTGCCGGAAACGCCTTTGATGCGAAGTCCACCAGTTGTCCATGCCGCTGCACTTTGATTACCACTTAAGATTAAAGCAGAGCTAGAAATAGTGGCGCCCACTAGTGTTGGACTCGTAGCTCTAACGAAATTTCCAGTTCCAGTCCCCGTATATTCCGCTGACGTAAGATGGTAATATTCACCTGCCGTTCCGCCTTGTAATGCAACTAGATCATTGTGCCTAGTTACCAATGGCGTTGAGATATTCGAATAGTGCGCGCTTCCTCCATAGTAAAATGTCACTGTACGATTCACTACCGCTGTCGTCTTGGCATAAACTTTTACAACCAAACGATCAGTGGCATTAATCGCAAACGCCTGTTGAACAGTATTAATTGTGTAAAGTGACGTTGCGGCTGATAATCCACCAGAGTTTACATTGAACAGCAAAGTTTCAGTCCCGCCACTCGTTCGCTTGTAAACATCAATATCCACCGACGACAAACCAAGAGACGTCAGATCAACTTTGGCATATACGTCCAAATTCCACTCACCAGCGTCAATCTGTGCCCCGCCAAGTCCTGCCGAAGCCGAGGCATAAGCCTTAATGAGTGTTCGACCATTGTTAGCTACTCCAGTCAGTGTCGATTCAGCAACGTTTTCGGGACCACGATTAAGCGTTTGATATGTTGAAATATCAGATGCGGTATCGTCATAAAAGAAATCCACACCAGCCCCACTGTTAACTTGAGATACCGGTAAAAATTCTAATCCACTTTCGTCTGTTTTTACAAACACACCACGATTTGCTTGACCAGAATAGCTGGTAGGAACATCTGAAAGACTTGTAAAAGGACCCGTGGGACCTGTTGCTCCTGTGGGACCTGTTGCACCCGCCGCGCCTGTGGGACCTGTTGCTCCTGTGGGACCTGTTGCTCCGGTAGGACCTGTTGCTCCTGTGGGACCTGTATCACCTGTTGCACCCGCCGCACCTGTTGCACCCACCGCGCCTGTGGGACCTGTTGCTCCTGTGGGACCTGTTACGCCTGCCGCGCCTGTGGGACCTGTTGCTCCGGCTGCTCCTGTATCACCTGTTGCACCCGCCGCACCTGTTGCACCCACCGCGCCTGTTGCTCCTGTGGAGCCTGTTGCTCCTGTGGGACCTGTTGCTCCTGTGGGACCTGTTGCTCCTGTGGGACCTGTTGCTCCTGTGGGGCCGCTATTTGGGTCCACCCAAGTCACATCAAAATCATTATCACTAGCCTTGGCTTGGATTTGGCCTGTCGTTCCACCTGGCCCAATACCTTTTAGGAGATTATCCTGATATTCAATTGGTGTATTGGCAGTAATTGTTCCAGTTGCTCGTGAATCAATGAACGTGCCAGCGTCACAGGTAACATTTTGCACAACCGAGTCGGTAACTTGAACGGTTGCGTTGGGAGCGTCGATTGAAAATAGAGATGGATAACTAAAAGCGTTTACATCAGCGTTCGGCTTACAAGATGCTACGGCTAAAGGAGGAGTACTGCCAATGGGAAAATTGGCGCTAGCGACAACGCTACCTCCTGCATAAGCAAACAATCCAAAAACCTGAAAGATGCTGTTGGTTCCAAAATCGTCGGCAGTAATCGAGAAAAAATTGCCGCCTGTGTTATCATAAGAGCCAATGACCAAAAGTTGATCCACTCCACTAGCTGTCGAAGTGATATTGTTCCCGCCACCATCGACGTTATGTAAAAAAAGGAAAAGCTTTGCAGCCGTAGTAATACTACCAGAACTGCAATCATTTAGAAAAATTTCGGCAGCGAACGACCCTCCACTACTTATCGTCAAGGAATTGAAGGCCTGAAATGGCACACTAGCTACTCCCCTGTCGCCTTTAAAAGTTATGAAAACGTTACTCGTTCCGATGTCCAACGTAACATCCTCAGTAAGAGAAGCGGCGGGCAATAATATGACACCGCCAAAACCACCGCCAACAGATGGCAAAGGTTTTACTGCGTCCATAGCCGCTTGCACGGTCAAGAACGGCTTCGTCAGATCGCCAACTATGCCAGTTCCATCATTTCCACTCGGATCAACGCGAGCGACGTTGGCACTTAAGAATGCTTCTCCCGTTGGTCCCGTTGGTCCTGTGGGACCTGTATCGCCAGCAGCTCCTGTTGCTCCTGTGGGACCTGTTGCTCCTGTGGGACCTGTTGCTCCTGTGGGACCTGTTGCTCCTGCGGGACCTGTTGGTCCTGTAACTCCCGCTCCTGTTGGCCCAGTAGGCCCCGTAGGGCCTGTGCCTCCTGTGGGGCCAGTTCCATTGGTAACATTTAGAACGGCATAAGTGTCCCCCTCAGGATCGTCTCTTTTAACTAACCAAACCGTCCCTGTTAATATAAAAGGCGAAGGCGGAAGATCAGGCATGTCATCTACGTACGTGCATTTTGTTAGCAGCGCCAAAGTTCAAGGCGTTACGTGGAAGCACAATGCCACGAGTTCCAAAAGGCGTTACTGAATTAGTCAAGCCATTAACTCCCATTGCTCCCGGAGCCGCAGGATTGGGGTCCCCTTCGCTCTGCTCTGGTGACATAGACGGATCAATAGGCATGCCGTCAACTTGAACAATCTCCATCAAGCCCGCTTCATCAACACGAAAAGTTCCCACAGCATTGAATAAATCTCCTGCAGCAAGTCCATCAGGCAAAGGATAATTTTTAGGTAGTGGGAAAGTTACTCTCGGAGCTTCTGATATTGGCTCACCAGCAGGGTTAGTCTGCGGCTTCATCATCTGCGAAATTATATTACCGACATTGGCCATTACTGAAGGTCTCTCAATTAGCAGCTAAGTCAAGGAGCTTTGTTTAACGGAAGGAATATGACCAACCCGTCCCAAGAAGTATGAGCGTAAAGCCACCTGTAATGTTTTGCAGTCTTGTGATCACATTGAAAACAAGGGCCATTGTTAGGACACACCAAAGCGTTAGGTTTACCATTACGATAATCAGGAACTGTTTCTCCGAGAAGTATTTGGCAAAATCCAAAATATACCATCACTATAACCACTATCCGCTGTAGGAATTCCATTTTTAATTAATCCTAATTTAACCGCTTGACTCCACGTTCGGTACTTCAACATTTTAATTTTCTTTTTCATTTTCGTAGGCAATCGATGATTTGAACCAACCCTTCGACGGTAGAATAGTCGCCAACACCAGCCCAAGAACGCTTCAATCGAGCTTTTGTGTCGCTTAGCAGTTTTTGTTCTTCCTTAGTTAATTCCTTTTTCACGGAGTTACAAGCGCATTAAACATATGAGAACATTCTCGAAGCACTAAAATCGCAACCACAATTACCAAAATCCCAAAAGCAATACTAGCCACGGTTCGTATCATTTTGCGCTAAATGAAAGTACACGAAAGTTAGCTGACCCATTGCTCAAATAAGCGCCATGGGCGTATCCGTGATCGGTTCCACCAAAACAAACTGAAATATCTGAGTCACCGGCAACAGCTTTGTTAAATAAATTAATATGCGCCTGATCGTAATTACACGGAAATCCATCTATCGTCTGCCAATTTTCAGGAGTCATCTTAACAGTCAAGGTATGCCTACCGATCTGTAAATCTTGTCGATTGGCATGATTGGAAAAAATTGTTGCACTAGCAAATTTGAATCCTACCTGTCCTGGTTCGTTTTCAGTGGACGTAAAAATAGGATTTTTACCAGTGATCTCATAAGTCATGGAAACCTGCTTAACTAATTTAGCTCCTCTATCGACAGAATGAATTCCATCTTTGTTTGGGAAATCAAAAGAAAAAGTATCTCCAGTCACAACTAGTTTTACATTTTTTGTCCAAGCATCAACATGCCAGTTTTTAGATTCGATACCTAACGCGGCGCACCCCACAAGAAACAGGGCAAATAAAACAGATAAAAAATTACTTGTTTTCATAAACAATATGGTTGACCTCTACTTTGAATAACACAAATTCCGCTTTGGGTCCAGAGGATTTCTCACTTTTGTATAAGCTAACTCCTCCACTAGTAAAATAACCGGCAACCATAGGCGCAGCAGCACATCCGCTAAGTAAATAGATCGCCACAATAGCTTCAATACACTTTATCATTTTCTGGATCGGGATTGGCCCACTTAGCTTTGGGCGGGTCTATACTGAAATGGAAGTCAATTTTTATGTTGAAGCGATCGAGGAGCCCGTGAAGAATTCCTGCCGCCCGCATTTCAAAATCTTGGGCGATTGGGCCCAGAGTTTGAACAGCTTCTAAGCCCGCTTCTTTACCAGTACTAGCGAATAAGCCCATAATAGTCCTGCTGCCGCAATAACCTGTAAGCTGTTAACTTCTATTAGAAATTGAAAATAGGCGATTAGCACCCGGATTGCACTTTGACAGCCAGTGCCTCTAAAACTTGGTTTACTTGAGCAGGAGTAACCGGATGCGCTGCTACAAAGTCATCTATAATCCCTCTGATGAAATCGGTGTATTGATTCCCAGACGGTAGCCAACTGTCAGCCAATGCTTGCAGTGCCGCCGGAATTCTGGTCGCATCTCTAGCAAGTGCACTGCCTTCAAGACTGCGTATAGCAATTGCAAACGCCTGTTTATAAACACAAGAATTAGGTCCAAGAACGCATACGTATTTTGTTCCTGTGGTTTTATTCACACAGCACCCACTTTGAAAGAGCATTGCTACTGATAAAATTAAGGCGATTAGATATTTCATGGACAACCTTCGCTAATGTTTCCGCTCATTGCAGGAAAACCTTTTCCAGAATCTCCTGCACGTTCATCAGAAGGCCCGCCATCACCACTGCCAATACCGAAAGATTTGCAAGTTTCACTGGCGATATCCTCTGGCATAATTGGAGCGCCGCTGGCGCCTTTTATTAGATCTTCGTTCATTTATTTCCTTTCGTTAACAATTGGTTCCAAATGTCCCGCGAGCGAGCCCGTATTGAGAAACACTAGGATCGCCAGCTTTAATATCCGGATTCATATTCACCGGTTCCGCCTCGGGAACAATCTTAGGTTTGGTTGGAGGAGACATAAACGGTTTCATGGATGCCATAGCATCCCCCTCTCCGTCGCCACCACCATCGCGTCTTAAGGCGGGTGGTCTTGAAGCTGTAGATGGTGTATTAGTTCCTGTAGGTATTTGATCCATAAATTAATGTAGGACCGCGCAGCAGAACTGTCAAGGTTCTGCTGCGCTAATCCAAGTTAAGGTTTAGGCACCAGTACAACCAGTGTCGCCAGGAATCACTGGACCACAGCGTAAGTGACGAATCACATAACCGAGGTCAGGACGCTCTTCTTTTATCCCATACGCAAATAGCGCACGGAAGAAGCCGATGTTGCCATCGATATTGCAGTCCCGGGACGGGATGTTGCGCCACACGAACTCACCTGCCCACGAATACTGGGCGAGATAGGTCATGCCGCCAATGTTGCCCTGAGGCTTGGGAATCAGCACACGAAGAACTTCCTCGTGATAGATTACCGTATCCTCGTAGTCAGCATCTTTGTAGACGTCATTAACCAGCCATTTCTGACCGCGAGAAGCACTTGCAGCAGAATACGGATATCTCCGCGCATAGGCGCCGGTCACGATATCGTATCTAGGCGGAAACTGCACAGCTTGGAATTTAAAGCCATGGTAAACTTTTCCGCCAAGCCCAGGAGCACCAACCAATACATCAGGTTCGTTAAACGAGAAATACCGGTAGTCATTCCTGTTATTGGAACTCAGTTTCTTGAGGTTGTTGAACGTGTAATTCGAGCCAACCGCTGTGTAAACAGCAGTGCCATCATCAACACGCGCAGTAGGTTTCAAAGTTCCGCCATTATACCCAAGCTCTTGGTGAATTGTTTCAAGCAACTCAAAGCTCAAGGTTGATGTAGGCGGAACAGAAGCGTCAAAGGTTGTCTCAATCGTAGGCGAGGCGCCTATAGCTGAAACACAATTAGCTGAATGGGCGATTACTTCTGTTTGATAGGTCTGGGACCAAACCCACTTTGAATTCTCGGCGAGAACTCTAGTTACGTTTTTGATCTGGTCTAGCACCTGCCATTGGAACTTGAAATCATCCAAGCAGATATCTGGACTATTGACGGCAGCTTTCTTCAAAGCCACGGTCTTCACATCAACAGCGAAACTGTCAATGTTATAGCCAGTGATAGAACATGCGCCGGTACCGATCAGGTTATTACCTGTGGCACCAGTGGCGCTGAGAGTTGCAAACGACTGGAAGAAATCCGCATCCGTTACCGCTTTCGTGATTAACGATCGCTGATATATTGGGTACGAATATTGATAGCCTTGGCCGTCAAGCCAAGGTTCCTTCGGCAGTGTTTTAATGTAAAAATCTGAGTCTTGAATTTGGACTGCAACCAATATTGTTACTACCTTTTCAGGCGGCTATGAGCTTTCGCCATAGCTCTTTGGTTTTATCTATATCCAAAGATCGGACTATATCATCCCTTTCGGGCCCTGCGTATAGTCTCTACGGGGTCATTTACGACTTCCCTCGGTATTGTCCTTTTCAGGAGTTTCACCGATATAGCAAGGTTTTCCATTTCAGCTATTTCTAACTGAAACGCGACGTTGGTCCATCGTTCCGAATTAGCATCGAATGATCAAGAAACAGATTTTCTAAAGCAGTACATGCCATAATAAAATCTTTCTTAAAAGGTTACACTGAGGATATTCCTATCGCCTAATGCGATAAGTCTCAGCTTTCTCCCTTTCCGCAGCGGTTATGAACTCGGATTAGGGAACTCCGAAACCGCGAAAAGCTAATTAAGGGTTAGCAACCCTGCGCCTTATTATCCTTCGAGCGCACTTGTTCTTTAACACCAACAAACTAACTCGTCAAGAAATTTCTTTATGAGGACAAACGCCATAGTTAGATTTGGCGTTATTGCAATTGTGGCACAACACTTGAAAGCCTTTAGGAAATTTATTCTTTTTTAACCAACGATAAAAATCAGTTCCCGCTCTTCCATTAGTGTATTTACGTCTATGAGCATTGCCCCTTCCTTCTATATGATCAATTACTAAAAATTGAAAGATATCTTCACCACAACAAGCGCATTTAGATGGCGTACCGCCATAATGCTCCAAGCATTCTTTTCGAAGAGCTTGTTCCCGTTTCTTTTTCTTTGCGATAATCTCTACAGAATGATTACGATACCAGACTTTCCATCCCTTTCGTCTAGATCGTTTCCCTTTTTCGGACATGTAATATCGACGACTAGCTGCCTTCCCTTTGTCAGAATGGTTGTACCGGTATTCAGTAGCAAGTCGAGCTTCGCGCCGTTCATGAATATTCACTATCCTAATATTACCAGATTACTGGTACAATATCAAGATAATTATTGCGGTAAGATATTCGGTAGACTCTTCTTCAATACATCAATGAAGCTCGCACTCTCTGCGGGTTTCGCAGAAGCCGGTGCGGGAGCAGGAGGAGCGCCGCCGCCAGCAGGGGGTGTGCCACCACGCAATTTGGTAACCTCTTCCTCTAAGTCTTGGTTACTTTTGACCAAGTCAGCAACAAGACCGAGAGTCATATCCAAAGCTTCCTTCTTATAAAGAGCCTCGGCGATAGCGCTATTAGGCATACGAGCAACGTCTACAGCTTGAACTCGTGCAATCGCCTGCTGCATATTTGTATCCCAAGCAGCATCCTTGGTAATGCCAAAGATAGGAATGTTCTGGGCGAGATTCTTTAGAGTATCCGTGAGTGCGCTCTTCCAATTCGCCTGATATTCCTGCACCGCTTGATCGTTGGCTTGTTTAGCAGTTCGCCTGTTCTCCTCAAGTTTCTGCATCGCAAACTCAAGAACCTGTTGCTTCTCTACATTCAATCGGTCGTAATCAAGCACAGATCGATCGAACCCAGTCATATCTAGGCGATTAAAGCCCGCGGATAATTCGGACAATTTATCGCTTCTTACAGTTTGATCGGGCTCCATCAACGCCGAACGCAATTCAGTAGGATCGATCTTATATTTAGTAGAATACGCCTTGAAGCTGTTCTCGACAGTCTCAAGCGGCTTGGCGATCTTGTTCTGGAACTCTTCAGTATTCTGATAATCTACAATCGACAAGCGTTTCTCATAATCATTTACTTTGTCTTGGAGTAGTTTGACCTCGGCTTCATTTACCGGCGGAGCTTGTGACGCCGAAGAAAGCTTCTGTTCCGCCTCGGCAAGTTTCGCCTCTGAATCTTTCAGATTTCTTCGAAGAATCTTAAACGCCGTTCCCGCAGCGACCGTCATCTTGCTCTGGGCAGCATCTAACTGTGCTTCTGTGGGAGCCGCCGCTGTCGCACCGGTGGCGCCAGTTTCAGCCGTAGGACCGGTAGCGCCCGTATCAGCCGCTGCTGTCGCACCGGTAGCAGCCGTATCACCTGTCGCACCAGTCTCTGCAGTAGCTCCTGTGGCCGCGGTATCGCCTGTAGCGCCGGTCGGAGCCGGTTCTGCAGCCGCTGTAGCGCCGGTAGCACCAGTGTCAGCAGCCGCTGTAGCGCCGGTTGGAGCCGGTTCGTTTTCTAAATTTCCTTTTGCTGGCAGGGCTTCTGGCGGAATAACGCCTCCTGGGTAAGCTGCTGCTAAAGCGGCTTCGAATGATGTAACGGCGGTATTTGTGACGGGTTCGGGCATATTAAACGACTACCTTTCCTTCTAGGATTTCTTGTGCTCTTTCTTCGACATTGCCTGAATCCCATGGTTTTCGGTCAGGCATGCGATGAACATTTAGTTCAGCAAGTTTAAGTAAATTTTGAAGCGCAGCCTCGTATCCAGCTTTCTTAGCGCCGTATACTGCGTAGACTTCCATTAAATTAGGAGCGCTTAAAGGAGGAGAACCAGAAGCTTCGTAAAGTTGTTCTTTAACGATTGCCAATGCATCGACAAATGCAGGCTGTTGCATTAACTCGGCGAGTTCTCTACGTCTTGTTGGAGATTCTTTCCACTGATCTAATAATGAGGGCATACGATTATCTGAATTTACAGGCCCAATCTAGGGCGATGATTACTTATCTCACACGGAATTTACTTGTCAACCAAAATCAGGATGCCCGCGAGAACGGCCACAATTCCAACAATTACAGCAGGAATTGGAAGACCGAACGAGACAAGCCCGAATAGGATCAAGAAAATTGCGAGAGCTATAGTTCCGAGTTTCATAAGCACCAACACTACGCAGTTTGTTTAGCTTGTCCACTAACTTTTTGAGCCGCGGCGGCGTCCGCTAACGCTCGCGCCTGCGCTGCCGTAGCCGCCTTCTCTTTCATAGTTGATTGATGAAGTTCTTCTCGATGCCGTATCTTCTGACTGTGCTCCTCTTGGGATTGACGGAGATTCTGAGCATGCTCATTCTCAGCCGCTTGAGAAGCAGGATCGGGCGGAGGAGGTTGAGTCGCAGCTTTAATCTGATCTTTCATCGCCTGCCGCTTGGCCCTATCGTCCGCTGCAGAAGTGCGCTCGGCTAAATTATTAAATTTCCTAGTCAACTCAGCAACTAACTTCTCCTGCAATTTATCCGGTTTCAAAAGCTGCATATGCTGCGCGGAATGTTTCGTCTTCAATATCGCCACCTGCAAAAGTTGCGGGGTGGCCTGACCCTGTTCAAGTTGAACTAAGTCGTTCTCCAAACTGGGTAAATGCGCCTGTAGATGAAGAATATGATGATCGTTGGGCATGACCGACATAGGAACACCATTACTCATTGCGACATTTTGGAGTTCGGCAATCTCGGCATCAAGCGGAGTCCGGCCATTCATTTGAATTGAAGGAACAAATTCGTCTACTTGTGCGTATCCTACCTTTTGAGCAAACTTAGCACGAAGCAAATTATTCTGGCCCACTGGATCAAGGGAACCCCAATAATCCATAAAGTCATCGAACGCAGCCTCTCTCGCTGCGGGCGAACCATACCCAACTGCACGATAAGGTTCCACCCAAGAAGTGAGATCCATTAGCATGACTTCAGGAACGCCTCGCCTCATACATCTTTCTCTATAGGCGAAAACTTGTATGCCTCCAGGATCGTTTTGCTTTAGCTTTGGATTTTTAACTCGCCGCCATACCTCGTTCAGGTGGCGCTTCCATGGCTGATAGAAAAGATTCAAGGACGCTGTTGGAAGAACTGACTCCTCGGCGATATCCGCTCGCTTCTCGAATTTGGTTTTTCTCTGATCGCCACTTTGCTTCTGATTTACATTAGGCTGCTGATCCTGCAGCAACATAGACATGTCCTGAATAATTGGAAGCATGCTATCAGATGGATTCTGAAGTTTTGTCTGAACCACATTAACCTCAGGTGGGATATAGACCACACCACCGTACCAAATCAAAGCCATATCCTCCGCCTCAGTAGCTGACTTAGGCTGAATAATCATGCTACCCGCCAATCGAGCGTTATCTACCGATTGATTACGAACTGTGTTAAGAACCTGTGCTTCGGGATACCTTTCATGAGCTAGGCCCCTGACGGAATGCAACTGACCGTTGGTCCCAACCTCGTAAGGAAAAAAGTTGAAACATTGATTAACGTTCTCGAACCGATTTTCGTACTTGAATAAGTAGTCTTCATTATCGCCAAGGCGCAAAGTTAAGTAATAGGAAACTTTCCCGGAATATTCTTTCACCCAGCAGTGAGCTAACTTCACATACTCATTCGCCTTTGTAGCTGCAAAAATGTCGTTATTTTTAAGAATCGTTTCCCACTTTTCCCATTCTCCCTGCGACCAAACTGCCTGCTGATTGTACGCCTTTAATATCGCCTTATAAACTTCCGGCCTGTTCCAACGCTTATCTCCGGGATCGCTTTGCATACACCATTGATAAAGAGTAGATACTGTAACCTCTCGAAATGCTACAGCGATATCTACTTCCTCTTCAGCAAGTGTAGTTCCGCGAGCCATCTTAAAGTCCTCCATACCCGCAACTCGCCACTGCCAATTCAAGTCGTCCTGAAAATACAGAAATCCCATACCATGAGTAACAAATTTCTGAACAAGCAATTGATGGTACGTTTCAAAAGACGACCAATCCTTTAACATCTTATGAAATTCTTCCGACATGACGGAACACCACTCTGATCGCTTAGTGGGATCAACGTCCATGTTAGAATTCACACGAGCCAATACTGGAACTGATTCAGTTAGATCATAATAAGATACACACTCTCGTTTTACTCTACGCTTAAGATCAAGGAAGTTTAAGTTAGCACGACCTTCTTGTCCCGAATCTCGCATATACTGTTCATCATATGGCGCCTTGCCATCAACTGCAGCCTGTATGTCCTGTCGCTGCAAGGCAGAAATTAAATCCAACTCAACAATCTTCTTGACAATATTGTTAAGAGACCCAACATCGGCGATACGCGTTTTAGGGGCTTTGCCGGTTTCTGTTATTTGAGCGAAGTTAAAATCTGCGATAAAAATCCCTTCCTTTAATTAGATTATCTCGGGCCCAAAGCGGCTGGGTATTGGTATAATGAAAGGCAGCTTTCTGACCAGCTAATGTAGTAAGGTCAAATTTACAAATTGGGATTTTGTGGTCAATGTGCCATTCACCATAATTTGTCCAAGACATCCCAGGAACAAACTGTCGCTCAAGAAAAGTTTTGTAAAAGTGATAAGAACAGCCCAACAACTCCTTAGTATGCCCCATTTTCAGTAATCCAGATACCGCTCTTCGCACACGTTCACGACAACTATGTCGTAACTTAACTAAAGGTTTTTGTTTATATTTTCGACAAGCCGCTTTATGCTTTTCTGGATTAGCTAACTGCCAGCATTTACGGTATCCTTTAAATTCTTCAGGATGTCCTAATGCCCATAAATACTTGTACATTCTTCTTTCCAAATCAGTTAACTTGGCCATGATCAATTAATCTTAGGCGATGCCCCGATAAAGTCAATTAGACTTCTGGATGGGCCCCCACTCGGATACGAGATAAGGCGGAAGGCCGAGCAAGTTTGGGATTACGCAATCTGCACAGCTCTCTCCAACTTCGCACAACTTTTTTTAAATTACTGTCGGGGGCAATCTTCATCGTAAATCCAAAACGTTCCCGTGCCAATGTGACAAGAATAAAACCCGCATCCGCAATATCGGGACTTCGATGGGTTCTAAATTTCATATCTGTTTTGCTCTCAGCGAAAATTCTTTTCTTAGCGCCAGTGGTTCCATACATTCGTATCACCATCTCTTGCGCCATCGCGGGGCATATGCCTTTAAGTTGTGACTGACGAAGTAATTCACGCCCGCTATACCAAATTTCCGAAACTCTATCATGATATTTTTCTTTGGCTGGAGTTGAATCAGTAAGGCTGACTGGAAACTCGCTAGCACTACCACCAAAGTTTACGCGAAGTATCAGAGGAGACCATACAGTAGCTACCACATCACAAAATGGATTACCCGCCCCCGTATTATCTACTCCGCAATTATAAGGCGGAATATCTCGTTTCTCGCACTGTTCTTTTAACTGTCTGGCAATTTGAAAAGATCGTTCTTCTTTTGTGTTAGTGACATCTTCGGTTAACTCAAGGTATTCATCAAACTGTAATACTTTCTTTCCTTCTTTATCCTGACCCAAGGTTCCAAAATATAAAATTGATCGATCGCCGCCATTCGTAAATCCGGGATCCAAGGCTGCTATACGAATAAGCGGAGAATCCCCCCAAACAGCGGGCTCGTCACCCTTAAACTTCACAATATCAACTTGTGAATAAATCAAATCGGCTTGACCCATAGGCGAAGGGAAACCGCGAATCATACGCCAGAAACGCAGGGAATTTGCACCACCCTCAGACGCTAGCGCCGCATCAATCTTCTCTTGGGTTGGAAGAAACGACAGTCCCGTATTTGGCGCCTTATAAATTACCTCAGGAATGTTAGGCGATTTCATTCCATCTAAATGCAAGGCGATACCGTATTCAGTTTCCCAGCGAGTATCCTCTACAGTGATAGAAGTCCAACCAGCTTTCGGTTTCCAGATTCGAGCAAAGCTATCATAATAAGAGGCTGGATTCGCCAACCCAATCACTTGATACTTGGGATTTGAAGAAAGATTTCCACCGGGAAGCGCATACTCTATAATTGACTCAGGCAATTCTGTAAGCTCATCCGCCACTACAATCACCTCATCTTGGTGTTTTCCAATCAACTTTCCAATCGCCTCTTTTTCCTGTTTTCGTTCACCAGCGATTAAGCATAGACAAGCCCGCTCTCCCGCCTTAAACGTAGGTGAATTGTAACGAATTATGCCGGTTGCCATAGCTTCCAACGGCAAAACCCCCTTTGGAATTGCATGAACGAAGTCTACGGCAGAACCCCAAATACGTTGTTTCGCCTCCTTTAGGGAAGTGGATATGGCAAAACCAAGAGTACGGCGAGCATTAGATAAATACTTTACAAGCAACCACAAAGCCGCGGTTTCTGATTTTGTCGAACCACTGGCGCCGCCAACAGCAACATATTTGTAGGAGCACAATTCATCCACAATATCCTCGGACCAAGGATTTTTGATGAAGTATTTGGAGGTATTGTGAACTGGATTATTAACGCCCCAGAGATAAGCCACAATCTCCCAAAAATGTCCCGCCTGCCCAAGACCACCCTGTTCTTTAGTTCGACCTATTTTGAAGCAATGCAAGGCTATGTCGAGATTTGTCCACTTCTGGGGAAACATCAATCCATATTTTTGTCTGCGCTGCATTCCCTGTATCATATCACGAAAGGCTTGACTTTCATCCCAAAATTTGAGATAATAGAAGACACTTAGAAATGAACTATTTTATCGCAGGATTTCTCGTTGGTGGTTTTTTCGTATTATTTTTCTGGATAATTAGCGATTTACGAAAATGATTAAATGTTTCTTTCATATACACAAATGGAGCTATTTTGTCGATGGCAGCGTAAGACAATGTAGACGATGTGGTAAGTGGCAATATCAAATTTTTACACGATTACGTTGGGTATGATAGCAATTGATCCAGGACAGTCCGGCGGGATAGCCTCAAATGAAGAGCCCGGCGATATCGTCGCGTGGGCAATGCCAAAAACCGATAGAGAAATAGCAGATCGTTTGAGCCCCGGGGCAAATCCAATAGCTTATCTTGAAGACCTTGTAAAATTTACAGGTAGAAATATGCCCTCCTCAGCTATGGCGGTTTACGCTTCTAACTGGGGGTTTATCAAAGGAGTGCTAACGGCAAGAGGTTTTCGTATAGTAATTATACATCCCAAAACATGGCAGAAAGCTCTCGGCCTTGGGACTACAAAAAGCCTCTCTCGAACAGAATGGAAAAATAAATTGAAACAAAAAGCAGAACAACTCTATCCAAAAATCAAAGTGACTTTGGCAACGGCAGACGCTTTACTAATTCTTGAAGCCGCCCGAAGAGGTGCCCTAGGATGAAAGTCTTATTTATTGGGGGACAAATGGATGGGTATCGTCGAGATTGGCCCGCTTCCCGAGACCAAATAGCGAATTTCGCCATTCGTTGTCCGGGTCCATTTAATGCAGCTTTTGCAACAGCGCACTGTGATCAAGCAGTTAGTTTTAAAACTGATACATATACTCTTCGACAATTCGCAGAAGGCGACAACAGGTATTTCGTTGCAGCGCATCCAAGCGTCAAGAATACAATGGAGAAGTTAATCAAGGGCTACCACGGTCACCGACATGGACGATCAAGGCGAGTATAGGGCTTACAGGAAGCAGACAGGTTGGGGGAAGGGTGACGTCCAGAGGCCCCGACAAATTAGTAGAAAAGAGTTCGAGGATAACTGGGATTTGATAGACTGGGGAAAAGTACCAAGACGATCACAAAGCTTTCTTAAATCTTCTCATGCGCCCGCGGAATCAGATGCATTTCGAAGAGCGACAGGCAAATGAACCATAGCTGCATTGTTCGATCTCATGGGGCAGGGCTGTTCTCAAACATCAACAAAATTCTAGTATGTTCGAGAATTTACGATCATGTGCATGTAGATTGGAGTGTCGTTGATCACAATGACGCCGCATACAAATACGGAGGTAGTTTTTACGGCGATTGCTGGAATGTTTTATTCGAACCAACTATTGCGCCCGATCCCCCATTCGATTCGATTTGGGAATACCCTTTTTACGAAATCACGGCTGGCTGTGCGGGCGTCTTATACCAAAACGAGCAATGGAATTGGAGACAACGATACAACAACGAATGGAAAAAGCTCACCTGTAAAGTGCAAGGGCTTCCAGTCGAGCCTAATACCGTGGGAGTCTTGATTCGTAGTGAGGCTCTTGGAGGCGAACAACTTTCAGGACGAAGTCCTACACTGGAACAATATGCTGCGTCAATCGACAAAAACGCTAATCTGTTCGTTGTATCAAGCGATCAAGAAAGTCTTTCATGGTTTTGCAATCAGTATCCAAATACGAAATTTACTGAAGGGATTAAACGAAATGCCAAACGTTCCGATCGAGAACAGCACATTCATATTCCGCAAACTAAAGAGGATGCAGTGCAGGTAATGCAAGAAGTGCTAACTCTAGCAAATTGCCAAACCCTTGTCCATCCAGTTTCAAATATGGCAACCGCGGCGCTCTATATGAATTTGAATCTGAAAAGTATTTTCGTAAAATCATAATCATGCTCAACCTATCTAACATAACTTTAGTGTGTTTTGAGGCACGGCATTTCAAACGGGCTCTAGCATTCATGAATGACATGTTAGACTTCGCAATCTGGGGCGGCATGCGTTGGTACAACCATCATGATAGCTACAAAGATTTTTGGTATTCTGAACTAGAGGCCCACAAAATCGTTCATACATCTCACATGATGTATACCCATTTGGATGGGTTTCCTGTTAACTCGGAAGTATGGGACCCAAAATGGTTGGAATATGACTACATTGGCGCACCTTGGCCTGAAGGTTGGCAACCTTATCGAGTAGGAAACGGCGGCTTTTCTCTTAGAACTAAAAAATTAGCGGCAAGATTAGAAGAATTATCGCAGGGACAGACAGATATCGTAAATGATATTCTTGTTAGCGTTACTCATAGAAAACAACTAGAACGAGAGGGCTTCAAATTCGCACCAATCGCAGAAGCAGCAAAATTTTCTGTAGAATTTGCAGTAGCTGAGACCCCCAAAAAGACTTTTGGTTTTCACGGTTATTGGCCAGACCCTACGCAAACCCCTCCACCATATTTTACTCTCAGCGGCTGCATGATTCCTAAACCCGATGCAAAAATTGATAGTTGGGATTTCTTTTGCAAAACTAAGAAATGAATATTTACCATCATTCCGGCGATATTGGTGACGTAATCGCAAGCATGCCGGTTATGCGCGAATTGGGCGATGGTAAACTAATAATCAGTGAAACCTCTTACCCGCCAGGAAAAAATCCAGCAAGAAGCATGCGAGGAAAAAGATTCGAAGCACTGCAGCCAATGTGGGAAGCCGCGCCTTACGTCACTTCAATCGAATGGCAAGACCAACCGAAAGGCGTTACTCACGACATCGGAAGATTTAGAATGGAGGCAGCATGGACAGCAGGGGAAACCTTATACCATTGGCAAGGCAGAGCAATGAAAGTGAACTTGCCTGAAGCGCCGCAACGATGGCTGCATGTCGAGGTTCCATACCATGATATGATTGTAATTGGCCGCACTGCCCGTTATCATACTCCTCACTTTCCTTGGCGATTGATAGTTGAAAAATTCCATAACAACCTTTTATTTCTGGGTCTGCCGGAAGAATACAAAGCTTTTCGGGAAGAGTTTGGCAAAGTGGAATACCAGCTCACCAAAGATTTGCTGGAAGCCACCAAGATTATCGCAGGCTCCAAGTTATTTATCGGCAATCAATCTGTTTTGTTCTGGATAGCCGCGGGGCTCGCGCATCATCTGATTCAGGAAACCTTTCACCAAATCTATTCACACGATTCCATAGTGCCAAGGCGGAACGCCTTATATGTCAATTCTGCAGAAGATCTGTTATTGGTACATACGACCTTGGGGCTCAGCACAGACTGGCTGAAAAAATACAATTTCCCAATTTCATCCCGCGTCAATCTCACCACAAGCGCAGGCGATCCCAGAAAAAACTTAACCACTTCCGCCGAGATATTTGAACTACTAAACTCATGAAAGCTGTTACTTATTTTAACGAAGTGGAAAGTTTACACGATCCTGCCCTGCTTGAATTATGGAAAGCTTCATGGGCAAAGTTTGGATGGGAGCCCGTGGTGCTTACTATCAAAGATGCCTTGGAAACTGACCCCGATATGGTGGAACGTTTTCAGAAATCTCCTCTACTAAAATCCCATCCCGGAAATCCATCCGGTTATGTTTGGGCTTGCTTAGTACGCTGGGTAGCGCAACTTAAAATAAAAGAGCCAAGCCTGCTGCTGGATTGGGATGTTATATGTAACGGATACAAACCAGAAGACGCACCGAAAGAAACTAACGATTTTAGACCCGTATTTCTAGCTGGTGGTTTATGTCCATGCGCAGTTGCAGGAAGACATATGACTTGGCAAATGATTTGTGCTTGGCTAGAATTCGCACCCTTTGCCCCAAACTTTAGCACAGAAGCTTTGGCGAAAGACAACGCAGACCAATATGCTATTGCTTACGTAATGCCTAAAGAATGGGCGATCGTCGATCCAAAATCTCCTTGTATAGCATATCAGAACGAAGGCTGGAAAACAGCGCCAATGATTCATTTCCCAAATCAAGTAACAAGCTATCCGAGAAGTGAAGTAATTAAACATGAATTAGGGATATTAGGGAACAGTTGAAAACTCCTTTAAAAATTCTAGAAAAGAATAAACGCTGGCGACTGCGGCATCCGGTTCAAGTAAAAGCAATAAACCAAAGCTATTATTCAAAAAATTCTAGAAAAATAAAAGCCAAGGTTCGTAGATACAAAAAACAAAACAAAAAGAAAGTAAACGCATCCAACAAAAAATGGCGAGCAAAGAACAAAACAAAAGTAAAAGAAATAGGCCGAAAATACTACTTAAAACACCCCGATAAGGCAAGAACAAATTGCGTTAAAAGACGAGCCTTAAAACGAAAAGCTACAATTGGTGATTTAACAGAAATCGCCAAAATTTACGCCCGCGCCAGAGAGCTTAGACAATGGTTTAATGTCGTAGTTGATCATAAAATTCCTCTTTCAAAAGGCGGGGCGCATTCACCCGAAAATTTACAAATTATTTACGCTTACGAAAACGCTCAAAAACACAACAGTTTAACTTATAAACCTAAAATAATTTTCAAATGATCCCCGAACTTAAAATCACAGAACGGGAAGATTATATTTGGTTCCGCATCCCTTGGCGCAATTGGTACATGAGGTGTTGCAATTGCCATCTGATACACAGAATTAATCACAAACTTGTTAACGGAAAACTATTCTTGCAGGCGATCAGAGAAGATGAGCTAACAAAACAAAATGAGAATACTAAAAATAACTTGGCTTGACAGTATAAGAAACGGAGGATGGCAATCTAACCAAGCATATTGCGATGAAGCAGACTACAAGGGCCTTCTTCATACTTCAGTAGGCTATGAAATACAAAACGCCACTCACTCAATCCTTCTCGCCCAAAGCAAAGCAGAGCACACTACAAATATTTGTGATACAATTCAAATTCCAAAAAGAACTATTATCAAAATCAAAGTTCTAAAATGACGCCACTTTTTTCAATCCAAAAAACGCACGTAGCAAAGCTACAAAAAATACTTGATACACACTCGGCAGTCCTTGATTCCTCAGATTGTGGAACGGGGAAGACATATGTCGGAGCAGAACTAGCTCGACTTCACAAAGGTCCAGTTCTAGTGGTTGCGCCTTTAGCAACCCTTCCTTTCTGGCGAGCTATTATGAAGGATCGCGGAGTTCCTGCGGGCTTCATAAATTATGAGAAATTACGCACTGGTAGAACTGAATTTGTAAAGAAAGAGCCAATGCTGTGGAAATGGCAGCTTTCTAATTCGGCTATGATTATCTTTGATGAGGCGCATCGCCTCAAATCAAGAGACTCCATTATCAGTAAAATCGCCATCGCTGCCAAACCTTACAAGAATATTTTCCTTAGCGCCACGATAGCAGAGAACCCTCTACACCTTCGCGCTGTAGGATTTCTGCTTGGCTTACACAATCTCAAGAACTATTGGAATTGGTGCCGGATTTTGAAATGCGCTCCAAATGGTTGGGGCGGTCTTGAGTTCACTGGAGGTCAAAAAGAACTGCAAAAACTCCACGCACAAATTTATCCCGAACACGGCGATAGAATTTCCCTGACTGACATGGCTGACCTGTTTCCTGAAAACCGAATCGTCTATCAAAAAATAGACTTCGGCGATAAAGGAAAAATTCAGGCGTTATATGAGGAAATGGAAGCAGAGCTTACCGCGCTCAAGGAAACAGCGGAACAAGATAGCAAGGGCGCAGAGGCTTTAACTATCCAGTTGCGCCAAAGGCAAAAAACGGAACTGCTGAAAGTTCCGATGTTGGCAGAACGAGCACAAGATTTAGTAGAAGAAGGAATGTCTGTAGTTATCTTCTGTTGCTTCCGAGATACTATTCGCGCCTTGCAGCAACGCCTTCCCAACGCACCAGCGATAGAAGGAGGCCAGAAACCTGAGGAACGGGAACGAATTAAGCAGGATTTTCAATCAGACAAAACCCCAATCCTTCTCTGTAACGTCGCCGCCGGAGGCGCGGGAATCTCACTTCATGGAACCAAACCACGAGCAACCCTGATTACCCTTTCTTGGACTGCCCCTGACATCAAACAAGCTCTGGGACGAACACATCGGGCTAAAGGTTCGTCCTCTATCCAGTATATTTTGACCTGCAGCGATTCAGTGGAAGAACAATTGGAAGTCGCAGTACGACAGAAACTTGCGAATATTGAAACACTAAATGTTGGAAATTAACTGCTTATTTGTAAAAATACTTTTGTGTTATATGCGCTTTTGTAAAATTTAATCACAATAATATTGACTTACAGGTTAAAATTTGAGATAATAGAAGAACATTGAAAACGGATTTAGACGGGGCCGCAGAAGAGTCAGAGTTGCAGAAACCTTCTCAACTTGAAACTGTGGTTCCCGAACGAATAGATGAAACAGGACAAGCACATGCCACCTTTCCGCCTTCTCAACTGTCGAATTTCGAGAAATGTCCTGGCTTTAGAAATCGCCCCAGCGCGGAATCAAGTAACCCTGAATCCGCGGCCAAGGGCACACGAATCCATAAAGCACTGGAGAAAGATGCAGTTGACGACTTAAAAAATGAAGAAGAAAAGGGGCTCGCGCAAATTCTTAAAGATTACATAGATGGCGTTATTCAAGAAAATTTACCTACCCTCCCTTCGATTGATCGGCGTGAAATCAGACTCACGATGGATTTGGGCGGAGGACTTAAAACGTTTGGAACCTGTGATCGTATTCTTATCTACGGTACCAAAGGACGAGTTTTTGATTACAAAACGGGTTTTCGTGAGGTGGCTGATGCGGAGACAAATGCGCAAGCGTGGAGCTACTCGTTAGGCAGCTTTCAAAAATACGACTACTTAGATGAAATCAAATTCACCTTTCTCGTCCCGCAAAGAGACGAAGTCCTCTCTCATACTTTTAAACGATCAGACATGCCAGATATTAGGCTTCGGCTCAACACCATTATCCGCCGCGCTATGGCAATTGACTGGTCAAAACCCGTCGATCCTAAAAAACTTAATCCTCAACCCTCGCTTTGCGAGTGGTGTAAATATCAAGGAACCTGCCCTGCCCTAGCCGAAAAGGCATTGAAAATTGGCGCTGCCCTCCTCCCCGGTCTCCCAGTGCCGACATCAGTGCTCGTAGATGCCAGCCGTCCGAATGATATCCCCCTCATTCTGCGGCTGGCACCTCTCATGGAGGAATGGGCCAAGAATGCACGGCAGACCGCACTCAAGCTGAATATGGAAGAAGGGTTAGATATTCCTGGCTTCAAGCGCATCGAGCGATCTACACCACGAGCGGTTACTTCCGTAGTGGGCGCATGGGAGGCCATAAAAGATAAAATCGGATTGGACGATTTCTTAGCCGCTTGTGCCCAAGTATCCGTGCATCAATTAGAGCAGATGTTCGCCGATCAAGCGAAGCGAGGTGGCAAGGCGAAAGCGAGACAAGACCTCGAAATCAGATTGCGTCAAGCTGATGTGCTACGCGATCAGGGAAAAATTTATTATTTACGAGAAAAAAAATCATGAGCAAAGCAAATTCATCAATTCAAATCGGCCCCAGCGGATCAATGTTACTTACAATCGTATTCGTATTTTTAAAAGTACTCGGATACATTACTTGGTCTTGGTGGTGGGTTTTCTCGCCACTTTGGATTTCCGCAATTATTGGACTCTTAATTCTAGTAGCAGTAATCGGATTAGCACTATGGGCCGAGTCATGAAATGAGCCCACGATACAATTTCTTAGTGTTTATGATTCTGTTAGGATTAGACTTCGGTCGATCTTACGCAGGTCTATTCGCTACGATAGCAACAGGAATCCTCTTAATAGTCGATATCCTGCCAAGTAAACCCAAATGAAACTACCTAACGAAATATTCGTAATCAAAGAAAAAGACGGTAATGATTCCTATCTGATCGCCTTTAATTCATTGGATGAAATTCCAATGGACCAAAATGGTGATTCAGTAGGCGTCTACCAGCTTCAAGAAACCCGAAAATTAAAAGTAACAACTGAATTAATCTAATGGCAAAGACATCATTCGTAAAGAAAGCAGAAGTAGTAGAATCTACTCCGGAATCAGTCACGGATACGACTGTCGCTGTGGCGCAGCCCAAAACGCTCGCAGTGCAACATGAGGGCAAGGATGACATGTTTGGCGAGTGGCTCCCAGGAGACTCAAAACTCCCTAGGCTGAACATCAGACAAAAATCCAGTGGTGATGAACTACAGGAGAACTTTGAATTCGGAGACCTTGTATTCGCCAAGAAAATCAAACTCGCAGATGAGAATTCAACTGTAACCGTAGTGCCTATTATTGCTGGTAAAGATTACCAGCAGAAGGTGCCATTCGGTGAGGGCCAAGGCGTAGTTTATCCTACTGCCCAAGCTGTAATCGACAATGGCGGAGTGCTGCAGTATAGCAAAGAGGCTGTAAACGAGCAGACCTACTTCGGTCCGAGAGCGCATATTGAACTTGCAATTAAGGCGCCGAAAGGCTTGTCGGAAGACGACCTCAACTACTTCCCATTTGAGTTTAATGGCGAAAGTTGGGCGGTCTGCCTGTTCACAGTAGCGTCTAGCGCTTATACATCATTCGCAAAAGAACTGGAAACACTGCGACGTCATAACGTAATCATGCGCAAAGGATTAATATATGGCCAACTAGAGTTGACTACTAAGCAAAGGAATAAACCTGGACAATCATGGTTTATTCCTGTAGCTAAATTAGTCGGTGAAAACCCGCCTGAATTAGTAGAGTTCTTAGAGAAGATTAAATAACCAAACAACATTGGACACGCGGGTCCAACCCCCGCACTGTCCATTTATGTATTACAAAAGTAAAAAATTTTACAAGACACGGAAACGTTATGCTAAAACGCATCGAGTCGAGCTACGAATTAAGCAACGTCAATATAATAGAAAACTAAAAGAAGATATATTTAATCATTATGGAATCGAATGCGCTCACTGTAAATTTTCTGATTTACGAGCTTTATCTATCGATCATATTAACGGGGGCGGCACTCAACATAGAAAAAAGTTTAAAAGTCCCTACTCTTTTTACATATGGTTGCGACAAAATAAATTTCCAAAAGGGTTTCAAACTCTTTGTATGAATTGCCAATTTATCAAACGACATACAAACAACGAAAGTACCCGAATAAAATGAAACTAATCGGCATCACAGGACGCAAAAAATCAGGTAAAGATACAGCAGCGCGAGCCCTGATAACAGAAGGCTACTGGCCACTGCGCTTCGCAGGCGGGTTGAAGGCGATGGTGGCATGCCTACTCACCTACATGGGCATAGAGCCCGCGACCATCGAGAAGATGATCGATGGCGATTTGAAGGAAATGCCTTTTCCATATCTGGAAGGCAAGTCTTGTCGACAGATTATGCAAACTTTGGGTACAGAATGGGGCAGGGATTGTGTAGGCAGGGATTTATGGGTTCACATTTGCATGGAACGAGCGAAGTCCTACGACAAGGTTGTCGTTACGGATGTTCGCTTTAAGAATGAGGAGAAAGCAATCAGGGAGGCAGGCGGAAAGATCGTGAAGATTGAACGACCTACATTGGTGAGAGACGATCACCCCTCTGAGGCAATTGACAAAATCCACCCCGATCTAATTATTATGAACACAGGAACAATTAAATACCTACAGGAGAAAATTACTGAATATGCGCGAAGGAACTGAGAAATTTAATGACGAAGCTAAAGGCGGCTATTCGTACGCCGAAAAACTTGCTCTGGTAGCACAAGAGGCCATGGATCCCTCCGAAATAGGTTTAGAGACCGCAGCACAAGCAAGAGCGAAAATTGTAGACAAGCCGCCTGCGTTAATGAAACTCAGTGACTTCGTGACATTTGAGGCATCTGTAGTCCCGCCGCAACTCCGCGCTCACTGGGCCTACCAAGATTTAACAATTAAACCCGAGAATATGAAAGCTTGGGAGGCTGATTGGTGTGAACAGCACAAAAATGAATACGCTATCCAAGGCCTTCTCCACAGTGGCGGCTTGGCCGCACAAGTTGGCCAACTCTTCACAGACCCGATACTGGGATTCTGTGAAATGTTGCGCAAAGCTGCAGAATTACTAGAAAAGAAATATGAAGAGCTTAAAAAGACAGACCCCAACCCTATCATCACAAGAGACGAAGCTACTAAAGAAAGCAGTTAGTTTATTTCCAAGCTTAATTGCAAGAGACTGCGGAAATGTTGAAGGAACTCCATGTAATGATCTTAACCACAGATATGTTTGCAAGTATCATCGTTGGTTAACCAAAGCTCGTGCTGCATTAAAAAATGAAAAGAAAACGTAAACGAAGCCAGAGGTTTGACCGGCCCTTCTACCAAACAAAGCACGGACTCCGAGGAGGAATAAAAGACTCCTACGGAAAAGTGTATGAAGTCCGACCTGACGGATCGATAAAACGAATTTCTTCAAGACGCCATGAATAAATTACTAACCGCTTTACTTTTTATCCTTTCCTTCTCAGTTGGATTTTTTATTGGTTGGGCGATTCTAAACTATCCGTTGCCCGTAATCGCAGCAACAATGATCATTCAAACCTTTACAAACAGACTTTAACAAATTAAAATGAAAGCATGGACCTGCACAACTGGCTGGTGCTTTGGCGAAACGCCTAGACGGGTAGCGGGAACGGATTCTGTCCCGTTCAACCGCATCTCTCCCATCGCAAGATGGCGCCTTGTGAATTGCCTTAGGTGTGCGGGTCCTTTAATTTATGGGTTCCTCAATTAAATACTACAAAGAGCATCCAGAAAAACGTCGTGAACATATGCGACAATGGAGAGCTAACCGTCCGGGCTATAAATCTGCAGAAGGAAAATTATATCGTAAACGGTACCCTGAAAAAGCTAGATTATCTTGTCGAAAAAATTATCAAAAGCACAAACAAGAGAGAATTCAAAAAGGCGCCATTCATGCCAGAACTTATAGAGCCAGAAAACATGGCGCAACTATAGGAAACGCAAAAGACATCCTAAAAATTTATAACCGAGCGAAAGAACTGCGGCAATCTGGGTTTGATGTAGCCGTTGATCACATTTTCCCGCTTTCAAAGGGAGGAGCGCATTCTGTGGAAAATCTTCAAATAATTTACTCTTTTGAAAACTCTCAAAAAGGCGATCGGCTTAATTACATACCTTCTATTATTTTCAAATGATCACTTACGATTTTGACTACGAGACCTACTACGATCGTGATTTTTCAGTTAAGACCCTTGGAAATTGGATGTATACTCACGACGAACGTTTCGATGCTTATCTTCTCACTGTTGAAGGCGACAACGGTTACGAGTGGGCAGGGAATCCAAAAGAATTTGATTGGGAAAGATTCAATGGACAAATCGGAGTAGCGCACAATGCAGGATTTGACTTCGCGGTAACAGAACGGCTAAAGGAATTAGGCATCGCGCCAGCTTTTACATGGGCAGAACTTTATGACACTGCTGACCTTGCAGCCTATCTCGGCTACCCACGGAGTTTAGCTTCCGCATCTTTTCATCTTCTAGGCGTCAGTCTTAGCAAGGAAATACGCGACAAGGCTAAAGGAAAGCATTGGAATGAAATGACGCCTGAATTCCAGAAACAAATGCTCGCCTATGGCAAGAATGACTCCAAAATTGGGCTACGTCTTTGGAAAGAGCATGGGCACAAGATGCCACAATGGGAACGCGAGCTATCCAGATTGACGAGAGAAATGTGCTGGCGGGGAGTTCCTACAGACCCAGCAAAAGTCAAGGCAGCTATCACAAATCTTGAGACCCGCTTGATCACAGCACGGTCGTTGATTCCATGGGTTAAGGATAATCCAGAGGCGCCAGTATTGTCATTGAAGCAAGCAGGACTGGAAGCTCGCAAGCACGGCGTAGCACCGCCAAAGTCGTTTGCGAAAGATAGTGAGGAATTTGCAGAATGGGTTACGCAATACGGCGAAAAATTTCCATGGGCCCGCGGGCTAGGGGAATATCGCAGCGTTAACATGTTGCTCCAAAAACTAATTACACTCAAAGAAAGAACAGATTCGTCTGGCGTATTCCGTTATGGATTAAAATACTTTGGGGCGCATACAGGCAGAGACAGTGGTGACTCCGGTTTCAATCCACAAAATTTGGCAAGAAAACCGATGTTTGGGGTTGATGTTAGAGGATGCGTTATTACCGCTCCAAAAGGATATATTTTAGGAATCGCAGACGAGGCCGCTATTCAACCTAAAATAGTAACTCTTTTTTCAAAAGACAAAGAAATTTTGGATCTTCTGCACAAAGGGCAAGATATTTATGAGGCCCAAGCTAGAATATCTCATGGTTACACAAATCCTGAGCCTCTAAAAGAGAGCGATCCCGACTTCCGCAAACATATGAAAGTCGAGTTATTGGGCTGCATGTTTGGTGCTGGCGCCGCAAAAGTACAAATTATCGCCAAACAACAGGTAGGACTGGATATCTCCTTCTCCGAGGCAGAGAAGATTGTAAACACCTTTCGCAAAAGAAAATTTATTCCAAATTTATGGAAGCATCTTGAATCGCAAATAGCAAAATCTGCTCCAGGAGACTGGGAACTTGAACTGCCCTCAGGCAGAATAATGAACTACCGAAATGTACGAAGCTTTGGGAACACCAGTGCCGAAATTCCACGACTAGGAAAAATGCTGCGAGTAAAATTATGGGGTGGCACATTATGCGAAAATTTAGCCCAAGCGGTAGAACGAGATATAGTAATGTGGCATGTTCTTCAAATAGTTAGTGCTGGATTTCAAATTCTGCTAAGAGCGCACGATGAATTAGTCCTATTATTAAAAGAATCCGAAGCAGAAACAAAATTAGCAGAAGCTCTTGCTATAATGAGTCAGCCTCCGCCATGGCTTAAAGAATTTCCTGCTGGAGCAGAAGGGCAACTTAGCAAATCCTATAAGAAAATATGAGGGCCCGCGATCAAGCATATGTGGATAAAATCTTCAATCACTACGGACGGAAATGCATCTGTTGTGACGAAGATGAAATACGTTTCCTAACGATTGATCATATCAACAACGACGGAAATAAACACAGAAGGAACTTCAAACAATACACCGGCGCCGCATTTTATCGTTGGATTGTGAAGATGGGATTTCCAAACGATCTTCAAATCCTATGTGCTAATTGTAATTCAGGCAAACATCGTAATGGCGGTATATGCCCGCACCAAACAAAAGCGGCCAAAGAAATCGAGGAAGGGTAGCCTCTTTACTAGGACAAGTCTCTTCACAAACTCCAATGACCGCAGGATAACATAATGAGAAAACCAGGAATTGAAACTTTTACTGGCAAAAGAGTTTTGATTAAAAACACAAAACCGAAGAGCATTAACATATATGATATTGCTCGCGGACTGGCCATGACAGTTAGGTTCAATGGACAACTCGATGATTTCTTCTGCGTAGGACAGCATTGTATAAATGTAAAAAACATGCTGAAATCAATGGGCGAGCCCCCGCCTGTTCAAATGTATGGACTGCTTCACGACGCTCCTGAATTCGCTTTAGGCGATTTAGTACGACCGGTAAAAATAATGCTTCCCTCCTTTAAAAAACTAGAGACAGGAGTGATGAAGGCGGTGTTAAAGGCACTGGGACTCCGCAAACAACTTGCTCTAACCAAGGAGCAACTCAAAAGTGTGAAGTTCGCCGACAACTATCAGGTAATCATTGAACGTCTAGCTCTTAAATCTGCAGCATGCAAAAAGAACGGTTGGAATGATTTTGGTCCTCAACCAAGAGAACTAGGAATGGACCCCAAGGCTAAAAGGAAAAAACTAATCTGCATGAGTTGGAAAACGGCCGAAAAGAAGTATCTTAAGGAATTCAAAAAACTGAAAGCGGAATTATGAAATTCTTCTCTCTCCCAAACCTATCATCACAAGACGTTTCGGAGACTGATCCACGCACAGCGAAGCGACCGGATTTTGCAGAGAAGGCAGAGTTCAGAGCTTGGTGTAATGATATCAAAACGCAGCATTGCTTCTACAATCACACGGAAGCAATTACGCCAAGCCTGCGAGTAACCGTCAATAATGAGCCCTTTTATTTGCATGGCTTCACAGCAGATTACGATGCAGAAATAAAACAGAAGGAAGCGCTGCTGATCATTACACGTAACGCTCCTGCAGGACTCCTGCCGCGCTTCATATCGTCAACCTTCTCCGGCGGTATCCGTCTGACTTGGGAGTTCGAGGAACCTGTGCTTGTAGATCAAGGCGAACTGTCGGAGAAATTCATGAAGCTGCTGGTGGCAGAACTGGGAGCAAAGAATTTGGCAGCAGGGTTTGACGTCGCCTCCCTGAAACTAGGGCAGTATTATGAAGCAGGACGAAATTGGAACGAGATACCAAACTCCAAGCCAATCAGTAATAAGATTTTACAACTCATCTTCTTTCGAGCGGCAAATCAAACGACCATAAAATCTGAAGGACCGAAGATACCGATCGAAAAGGTGGCAGAGCAAGTGGAGAAACTATTCCCCAGCAGGGTGAAAGATTTCTCCGTAGGGCAGAGAGTCCCCTTATTTTGGGTAGAACCATTTGAGCCCCGAGTTGGTGCACAAATAGGCGATCTTGGAATGCTCTGCTACTCCACTCGCGCAGGCAAGAGCTTCGTTCCGTGGAGCGAAATCTTGGGCACGGAATTCATGAGAGATTATCAGGCGCAGAGAATTGGTGCTGCCGCGGAAGGGTTGTACTTCGATGGACAGCACTACTGGCGGAAGGATTTCGAGTTTTACTGGCAGAAGGCTACGAAGGAAGACACGATCATGTGGCTCAAAAGTCAGGGCGTAAATCCTCGACCGGAAACTAAGAGTTACGCCAGCGAGGCAGAGCGAGTCCTGTTGGTATCACAGGCACAGCATCGCGTGAAGGCAGCAGTGCCGATTGTTCATAATAAAAACACCATCGTAGTAGATGAAAGCGGCAGTAAATTTCTTAACATATCTACCCGCAAGATAATGCAGCCCGCGGAAGAGGACGGAAGCTTCAACTGGATAGCGAAGTTCTTCCAAAATATCTGGGCGAAACCTACGGAGACCCAGAAAGATTTCTTTCTAGCTTGGCTACAACACGCCTATCAGAGTTGTTTAAATGGGAAGCCGGATCAGGGTCAGGCGCTTTTCATTGCAGGTCCGCCCTCAAGTGGTAAGACCTTCATGAATTACCACATCCTAGCCAAAATATTTGGTGGATGCGCCGACCCTTCCGAGCTTCTGATGGGCCGCACAAATTTTAATAAGAATGAAAGTGAAAACTATTTGTGGGCGATTGATGACACTCGCGGAGCAGCGATGTGGGATAGCAAGCTGAAGTTCGGCGCCAGTATCAAGAAATATGTAGCAAACCCCTATGTAAGATGTGAAGGTAAAGGAAAAGATGCAGCACAAATATCATGGAACGGACGAATTGTTGTCACCTGTAATACTGACACCCGATCACTTGAAATCATTCCTCCCTTGGACGAAGAAGGAATACTCGACAAAATTAGTCTGTTTCTCTGGGACGGATGGAAGGCTCCATTTTTACCCAATAAAGGTACCGAAACCGTTGTGACCAAAGAGCTTCCCCACTTCCTGCGTTGGTTGATCGGATGGAAAGTGCCAAAGGAATGTGTTTCAGACAATCCTCGCTTCGCGGTCAACTCATACCACCATCCGGATTTGTTAGAAAGCACTCAGGATTTATCCAGCGGCGCCAGGCTAAAGGATTTACTGAAACACTTACTCGAATCACAAGATGGACTTGGAACAGGGAAGCAGTGGATGACCCCCACAAAACTCAGGGCTTGGTTGAGCAAAGTTGTGGGTTCCGGCGAATTAGTTGAATTTGGAAAGAATCGGATGAAAGAAGGTCTCGAAGAGCTTAAATTTAAGAGGCGAAGGAACGGAACCTCAACAGAGTATTTGGTTTACGACTCAGACCCTGAGGCGGGAGACAAACATCTATATGAATAGGCGAAACATCCACAAAACATATATGGCCATATACAAAACATATATTGGCACTTATCTGCTTCAAGGCGAGAGCTTTAAGTCCTATTGAATGATCATTCATATATGTTTTTACTATTCTGTCCGCTAAACAAAAAAAAAGAGGAAAGTGTAAAGAAATGATACACATTATGGTCAAAGTGGGCCCTTTGGCGCTACGGACTTCAAAAACATATATACATATATGAACCCCTTAAAATGGTTTAAATCCCTGTGGCCGCAGCAACGAGCCCAAGTCCCGTTGGATATCGCCGTTCGCAACGCCCTGCGAGTTTGCATCCAACCCGTTCAGCTTACCGAGGAGCAATTTGAGGCCCTCTACTGCCTCATTATGGAGAACGAGGTCTTGGCGCCAAATCACAAGGATGCTGGGGAGATTATTACTAAGTTCTTTAAGGAGAATAATATACATATATGAGCCGTCTGCGTTGCACTTGTGATCCTGATTCAGAGGGCTGCACTTGTGGTTATGCTTTTGCTGGCATTGACCTTTTAAACCCTGACACCTGGCACAACCCATACCCTATGCAAATAACACTGGAACAAAGAATCAAGGATGAGATTGAGTATCTGAAAGATCGAGTAATCTTCCTCAGTCGAGAAATAGAGGCAAGACATGCTCAGATTGAAGAGATCAAGAGATTTCAGTTGTCTTTGGAAACGAAACTAATGCTGAACAAAACCGATGAATCCCGAAAATAAATACACCATAGAGGGCCTCGCCCCCGATCGCTTCCTGATTCAGGTAGAGCGCTCCGGGTATCCTCGCCTACTAATATGCACAGCACATTCCGAACCTTACGCCCGTGTAATTGTGATCGCCTTAATGGAAATTGACAAGAACCGCGGCATCAACTGGGATAGATTATGAAGGTAAAACTTCGCCCTATGAATAAGAGATTTGTCGTGCCTATTTATGAAGCGCGAATTAGATTGGTTGTATCATATGATGTTACCGCGGAGCGTAAGAAATTTATACATTTGTTCGGTTCTGTTCCGGATGAATATTATGACGCCGTATGTTCTTATTCAGGCTATGGTGATTTTGCCTTATTTTTTGAGTGTAAGCCCCTGTCTTTGAATGTTTTGTCTCATGAAGTATTTCATCTTACTCACCGCATTCTTGATTGGGTAAGCGCAAATTTTGATGGCGGGCACCATGAGCAGGGAGCTTTATTGCATGGTTATTTAATGGAGACTATAAAAAATAAATTATGATAATTATTGGCCTTTGGATTACGATTACACATACTGATGTCTTGCTTCACCAGTTTACTCCGGATCAGTTTCCTGTACTTCAAGAGAAAGAGATTTATGAAAGATAAAGGTAAGAAAATTCAAGCAGCGAAGGCGGCTAAGCAAGCTGTTTTCGGTAAGCAACTTATAAAAGTTAATGACGAGTGGTCTATCGCCAGAATAGACGAATACAACTGGCAGATCAGGAAAAAGACCCTGCCCTATCCCAAAGCGCAGCCTTGGTATTTTGGGACTCTTCAGGGCGCTTTTGTGGCTCTTCCTGAGAAGATGCTTGATGAAGAGGCTAAAAACTCCATGGCGGAAGCCCAGAGAGACTACAGACGCTTTCTAGAAGTTGTCGAGAAGACTTTGGGGAAGATCGGAGTAGATACAAATAGATGATTGGATGTATTTGCTGCCACGGGCCTCTGGATGAAGAAGGTCTGTGCTATATTTGTGACTGGAAGAAAATGGATGAGAAGCATTTGAAAAATAGAAGGCACCATTATCGAGCCGAAGACGGCTTCCCTTGCCCTTGCGGCAAGCCCATCGATGATCCAATTCATATCCCTAGAATATGAAAGTTGATGTCTATAAAGACCGGATACTCTTATTTCCTGAATCCGACGCAGAAGTGCATCAACTAGAATGGATTAAGGATCGTGTGGAGAAGGAAAGCGAATTCGCCTTTTGCGAACATCGCCAGTGGGATATTGTGAGTTTGACCCTGTATCCGGAGAGAAGAATATGAACTCGCCGTTTTGGCTGGGTTTTTTGGCGGGATAAGACTTTTTACGTAAAATACATATGATATACAGATTTAAACGAGTCCGCAATCCGGATAGATATATGATTAAAGATGGAAAATACATTCGTGCCGTGCTCTCTAAAGGCCCATCTAACCCAGCTTGGAAGACTGTGCCAAAAACAGTGTTTATTATGCGCGGAGTTGATTTGTCTTTACATTCGCCCCAGAATTTGAGATAATATAAGAACATGAAAATCAGTAAAGAAGAGCGAAGATTACGACAAGAACTACGAGATTTTAAAAATGAGATGGACGCTGCTTGGTTTAAAGTCGAGCATCCTATCACTAGGCAAGGCCCACATTATTATCCTGATACTTGTGTAAAATCTTTCAATCTTAGTTCCTTATACAATGAGATAGAAGCTGTAGACAGACTTGGCTATGATGTAGTGCTTCGCGCTTCATTGCCCCAAACTATCAATGTAATGTATGCGCAAAGACCTCCTTCAAAACCATGGCAACTAAGATGTTAAGATTCGGTTGGACTACAAGTATGGAAACCCCATTGACTATGCATGTTTGTGACGAAAAACATTCGGATGATAATATTCCAGTAGTCGTGATTCGCCTGCCGTTTTTATCCACGAAGATGAAGAAGAAATGTGAAAAGTTTGCAGAGGAGTATTGTCCCGCGTGATTAATCGAGAACGATTTTGGATTAAGGGCGCTAACATGGATGTTCCTTGGGGAGTTTCTATTTATTATGGTTTAGAAAGCACTGATGGGCCTAAGGCTTTTGCTTTACCGGTTGAATTAAAGGAGTTCTCCGAGGATTCTCCTGAAAGGCCAAAACCTATGTTGGTTGTAGAGTCTGCCGCTGCTTTGCAATCTCTTATGGATGAATTGTGGAAAGAGGGAATTCGCCCTTCTGACATTGGTACTCCTGGCCATCTGGCTGCGACCCAAGCGCATCTTTCTGATATGAGAAAACTTGTTGAAGGAACTTTGAAAATAAAATTATGAAACGAAGAAACTTTCTAACTCTCGCCCTTGCATCCCTGCTTCCCTTACCCTTTGTTGCGAAGAAAAAGTGGTATCCGATTCCTCCGCCTTTACCACTTTATGAACGCTTTAGTTTTACTGTGCGGGAATTAGGTGAACGATATGATATAGAAGGGAACGTCTTGCTTCCCTGTTTCCGTGCAGTTATTAGAGATGGCAGCAAGCATATGGTTATTCAATCAACCACTTTTACAAATACCCGAGAGCGCCGTATGGCTTTGGACGGCCTGTATCATAATATCGGATACGTAACCCGTCGGAGACAATTCCCAAAAGATACGCTGATCTACGATCGTGTAGATGATGAGCCGGGTTATCGCCTTTGTAATCCAAGATATCCTGTATGACGGCGGAAGAGTTTGTAAATAAAGTTTGTCCTGAGCATTGTAGAACAACTTGCTCTGATGATAATTTAACAAATGGGTTAGGAAGTGGTGATACAGAAAATGATTTTCGCTGTTCTAAATGTGTTTTACTGGAAGTTGCCCGAGAGTTAGTCGCACTTCCTCCCAAATTTTACTTGGTAGGTTCATGAAACTTCTGATCCCCTGCATCCCTGTCTCCTTGCTTCTTGGCTGCGCGAGAGTTGGTGAAGCTTTTACGCGACCCCATGATCAGGTGACGGGAATAGATAATTTAATACAGACCGGTGTTATAGTTGGGGTTATTCTAGTTTTTGCTATTGGATTCGGTGCGGTTATGAAATTACTGAAATGAAAGTTCTGGGCCTAATCGCCTTTATCGTTGTCTATCTGACTATCTTGTATCAAATTTTAAAACGAGTGAAGCTTATATGACTATTTGCCTGCATTGTATGGTTAAAAATGGTCGCTGGACTTTGCCTGCGCTGTTTGAGTCTTGTGAGAAGTTTGTTGATAACGCTGTGATTTTAGATACCGGCAGTACAGACGGTACTCGAAGATGGCTACGTGAGCAGTCCATAATTCCAACAGAAGTGATAGAGCAACCTTTCGTGAATTTCGGCAAGACCCGAACCATTGGAATGGCCCACGCCCGCGGGCAAGCTGACTGGCTTCTCCTGCTGGACTCTGATATGGTGCTTCGCTGCGACAAGCCGGTAGAGGAAATTAAGGCTTCGATCGATCCCACGGCCAAAGCCTACATGCTCCAAATGGATCAACCGGTAACCTATTGGAATACTCGCCTGGTTAGCGGCAAGGAATTGTGGGAATACAAGGGAGTGACTCATGAGTATCTGGATCGTTCCGCGGGTTCGCCTAAGTTGGAAGGTCTTATGGTTGAGCATCACTTCAATCATGGACCACAGAAGTTCGAACGCGATCTTCGTCTGCTTTCTGCGGACGTTTCACGAGATCCGTATGATGCTAGAACAATTTTTTATCTTGCTCAGACTTTGCGGGATATGGGCCACACTCTTCCTGCGATTTGGTACTATCAGTTACGTGCTGCGATGGGCGGATGGGAAGAGGAGAAATTCTATTCGTTATATGAGGCAGCAAGATTGGCGGGAGACCCAAGAGCTATGGAAGCTGCTTATAAATTTCGACCTAGTCGCGCTGAAACTGCTGATTGGTTGGCGAATTATTATAGAACTCAGGGGGACAATATGTGTACCGGAAAGTGGGAAAACATAAGGGCCAATATCCCTCTTCCTCCCGATATACTGTTCCTTAACACCAAAAGTTATGGCCCCCGAAACTAGAAGCCCTTACCGGTATTACTATAGAACTCGTCCTGCGACGTTTCGAGAAAAATGGCGAATGTTGTGGACTGATTGGTCTTGGCCAATTACAATTGATTATCTTGTTCCTGTAAAGAAAGGCGAGCCGGGATATGAAGAAGCGCCTTATGAAGAAACATTTATTCAGTATAGAGATGTTTGGAGTATAGAATGTACGAAGTAATTGACAGCCAAGGAATAGTTTTAGCAGAATATGAGGATTTGAAAGACGCCGAGTTATTTACGGATGGTATAGAGACTGAAGAAACCTTGGATATTGTAGATACCTGCCCGCATCCACCAAATCTTTTTCTTAGTCATGGGAATTTAACACAATGATACTTGATGAATACCAAGAGCGAGCTTATGACTTGGCGCTTCCTACGACCAAAAATATAACTTACATGTTGCTTGGAGTAACTAATGAATCTGGGGAGGCCGCTGGGAAATTGAAGAAAGCGCTTCGAGGCGATAAGAAACTAGCCGCGATAACTGAAGATATCGCACAGGAATTGGGTGATGTGCTTTGGTATGTATCCGGAGCCGCTAGAGTTCTAGGGTATTCTTTGGATGAAATCGCCTGTATGAATTTGAAAAAATTGGAAGATAGACAATTGAGAGGTAAACTGCAAGGTGACGGAGACGAACGCTAAAATTATTTATTCGCTTTTATGGGGTTTAGTTTTTCCTGAAAAAAGGAAAGTGATTCTTCATAAGTATAATATTTCGGATAAAAGAAAAGCGGTAACGAGACGATATGCACAATCTGAGCGCGGAAAACAAACTATTACAGCTTATAACAATTCATCTCAAGGTAAGAACAATAGACGGCGAGCCAAACGAAAATACAAACGGTCTGAAAAGGGCCGACTAAAGAATTGTGTTCATGCTGCAAAACGTAATGCTCTGAAGAGGTGTCGTACGGTTGGTGATCTTTTTGCTATAGAAAAGGTTTACGCTCGTGCGCAAGAGCTTCGACAATGGTTTGATGTTGTAGTTGATCATATTGTTCCTCTTGCTAAAGGCGGCGCCCATTCTCCAGAAAATTTGCAGATTATTTATGCTTTTGAAAATGAACGCAAGGGAGCCCGCTTAGATTATAAGCCACGAGTTATTTTCAAATGATTTTATCAGAAAAGTTTCTCAAGCCTTATAAAACAGCTAAACCGCCCTTCGGGTTTAATGGTCTTGGGCATGTTGTATATCGCCGGACCTACAGTCGTTTTAAAGAGGACGGTCAGTTAGAAGATTGGTGGGAAACTTTGCAGCGTTGTGTGGAGGGCGCTCAAAAGATTGGTGCGGAATACACAGTTGAAGAAGCAGAAAAACTTTATAACCATTTATTTAATCTTAGATGCTCGTTCGCCGGAAGGTCTTTGTGGCAGTTCGGGGCTCCTACACTTGACAAACTCGGCGCGGCATCGCTACTTAATTGTTGGTTTGTTCCGATAACCAAACCTTATGACTTCTGTTTTTTATTCGATAATCTTATGCTCGGAGGAGGCTGCGGATTTTCCATCCGTCGTCAAGATGTTCACGAACTTCCAAGAGTTAAACGCGGAGTTTCGATTACTCATCAAAAATGCAGCGACGCCGATTTCATTGTTCCCGATTCCCGTGAAGGGTGGGTACGGTTATTGCGCCGAGTTCTTAGGTCCTACTTTGAAACCGGTACAAGTTTTAATTACTCGACTATTCTTGTGCGACCTCGCGGTGAAAGGATAGCGGGATTCGGGGGGATTGCTAGTGGGCCTATCAATCTTATAGAAGGTGTAGAGTCTATTTGTAAAGTTTTACGAGCACGAGAGGGCAAAAAACTTAGGTCTATCGATGCTCTTGATATTTGTAATATAATAGGAAGCATAGTTGTTTCGGGTAATGTTAGACGTTCTGCTGAAGTTGCGCTTTTTGACCCTGATGATGTCCTTCTTTTACGAGCTAAACGTTGGGATTTAGGAGACGTTCCCAATTTTCGCGCAATGTCTAATAATAGTCTTTACGCTGATAGTTATGATCATATTATGGATCATGTGTGGCAAACATATGAGGGAAACGGCGAAGCGCTTGGGTTGTTTAATCTTCCCCTTGCTCAAAGCCAAGGACGATTAGGAGAGGAGCGAGACGATAATTGTGAGGGAGCTAATCCTTGTATGGAGGTTCCTCTTGCGCCTTATGAATGTTGTAATCTTGCAGAACTATTTTTAAATAATATCGAATCGCCTGAACAATTGTATGAGTGCGCCCGACTTCTCTATAAAACCCAAAAAGCAATTGCTGCTGCTCCCTATCACCATCCCGAAACAAATAGAGTGGTCCACCGAAATATGCGATTGGGACTTGGTGCCACTGGAATCTGTCAAGTTTCGAAAAAACTCGAATGGCTCGATAAGTGTTATAGAGACCTTCGGAAGTTCGATAGGGAATGGAGCAAGAAACGAGGATGGCCAGAGTCCATCAAACTTACCACCATTAAACCGAGCGGTACGTTGTCCCTCCTCGCGGGTTCCACGCCGGGTTGTCATCCAGCCTACTCGCAGTACTATCTTCGTCGTGTCCGATTAAGCTCCTCTGATTCCCTGATTCCCTGCCTCCGTGAAGCTGGCTACAATGTAACTTTTCAGGAGAATCAGGACGGTTCCGTGAATCGTGACACTCTGGTTGTTGAGTTTCCTTGTGAGGCTGGGGAAGGAGCGAAGCTCGCCTCTGATATGACTGCGGTGGACCAGCTTGAGTTAGTGAAGAAGCTTCAGACGATATGGGCTGATAACGCCGTCTCAGTTACTATTTATTATGAACATAGCGAGTTAGACGCCATACGCGCTTGGCTGAAGGAACATTATGCTTCCTCAATTAAATCCGTGAGCTTTCTCCTGAAGCAGGGCCATAACTTCAAACAGGCGCCTTATGAGGCGATAGATAAGACAACCTATGATATGCTAATGCAGAAAATTAAACCGATAAAAAATATCTCGCAGGGCGAACTAATAGAGGAGGAGTGTGCAGGAGGAAAATGCCCAGTTCGCTAACTTATAAAATGTTGGAGCATATTTCTAAGGAACTTAAGAAATGCAAAATGCCGCCGGTGTATAACTCGAAAGGCGAACCTTGTTATGCTTTGCGGTTTTCTGGTACAAAAAGACAATATCGTAAATTGATGAAGAAGTTATGCACGACTACCTAGTCTTCTGTTCCACCCGCCACGGCCAAACGAATGCCGAGCTTGGCATCTACGGCGCTGATCGGAACTTCGATCTTTGCATTCATGACTATTCGAGTTGGGGCACAGATCCACAGGAAAAGTTTAAACGATCAGAATATTGGTTTACTCGTCCAAAGGCTGAGAAGTTAGAAACGGCAGCTATGGTGCTTCCTCATTTGCCTGTAAGTTACAAGTACTATGCTTTTTTAGACGACGATCTTACGATTACAACTGACCAGCTTAATCGTTTGTTTCTTGTTGGTGATTCCCTTGGTCTCGATCTTTATCAACCGGCATTGACAGGAAATAGTTATGGCTCGTGGAAACATTTGTTTCAATATGAGCTTCCAAATTGTCCTGCTGTTCGGGATGTAGACTTTGTTGAGATAATGATGCCTTTTATGAGCAAGGCGTTTTTAGACAAGCATATTGGAATGTTTGATTGCAACATTTCCGGTTGGGGCCTCGACCTGTATGATTGGGGCAAGGGCTATCTAGTAAATTCTATCGCCGTTGGACACTATCGTAAACCAGAAAGGCGTAATCGTATACTTCGCAACGGCCTCACACCTGCACAAGAACTTTGGATAATGACTAAGATATACAACCCAGATGACTGTAGTTTGCCGCCATGTTAATGCCTTATCAAGACCCAGATGATTACGTGAGTTTTTTCGACCAACATACCTGTCGTTTTCATGAAATAGCTCCTGGCGAACCTTATGCTGGCTGCACATGCAGCACAGATTGGGGACAACGAAAGGCTACGCCGGAAGAGCGAGAAGCCAATAGGAAGAGTCGTCTAGAGCGGGAAGAACGAAGAGCTAGGACTTATCGAGCAGTAGGATTTTTATGCAGTCAGCCTTAGTCGTAGCTTGGCACAATCCAAAACAGATCGCCGAGTTTAAGGAGGCGTGGAAGATTCAGTCTGGTCACCAGGTCTATTTTCAGCAGGATAAGGACAAAGAGGGCTGTGCCGTAACGAAGAACAAAGGAATTCGTCGAGCGTATGATGACGGCGCTGAGATGATCGTTGTTTTAGATGATGACTGTTATCCTAAAGACGAACACTATACTCTGCAGAATTTGTTTGAGGATTATGAATCCGCCTTGAAGCCGCAGAAGGTTTTGATGTATTATGCCATTACTCAGCCTCGTTCTCGTGGAACGCCGTATTTAAACCGGACTATTCAAATGCCGGTTGCTGCGGCTTTGGGGTATGCTTTAAAGTTCCCAGATTTGGATGCCGCTTCTTCTTTGGTTCTCGGCAGCCAGATTGAGATTGGAATGCTGAAACAACCAATACACGGAAGGTATTTTAGTGGTTGCGGAATGAATTTCGCCTTTCGTCGTGAATGGATTGATTGTGTTCAATTTATCAACATTCCCAGATTCGACGACATTTGGATGTTTTTAATCTTCCAGAAAATCGCCTACGCGAAAGGATTTTGTTTTTCTTTGGAAGGTCCTGATGTAATTCATCAGCGTCAATCCAACATTTGGAGAAATTTACAAGACGAAGTCAAATATCTTGAGATAAATGAAACTCTTTGGCAGACGATTCATGCTGCTCCTTCTTGCTTGTCCGCTTCGGAATTGAGGGATAAACTTTTTCTAAGTTATCCTCGAACATGAGTTAGTCTTGGATTTCGTTTCTTAGCGCCAGCACTCGCCTTACGAGAACTTGCGGCAAGGATTTTGTTTGCCGTTGCTTGTGAGTAATTTTCGCGTCTTGCGATCGATTGAGAGGCTTTCCGGAAACCTGGGTGCTTGTTCATATTGAGGGAAGCACGGGCGGATCAAGTTTATATACAATGAAAATTGTAATTAAAGAAGCCAGCCATATTCGGAAGGTTTCGCAATAAACTTGTCTAAACGGAATTTTCCAATAATCTTTTATCATGTGTTTACTTTCTCGGGTTGGCAAGATTCGAACTTGCGATCTGATGCTCCCAAGGCATCCGCGCTGGCCGCTACGCTACAACCCGAGGAAGGAAACCCTCGGTTGCATCCGGGCGGCAATGGTTGTGTCTTGAGTTCGCGCATAAGATTAGGATCGGGTTCTGAGCCCATTTGTCTAGACATTTCTTTTAGGAATAAATTTTCGAATGTTTCTCGGTTCACAGTCCTAGTTTTTGCAGAACTTCTTGAACAGTCCTGTCCGTTAACTCATTCATGCGGACGTCATCGTCTGCGTCATCGTCGTCCTGCGTGAGTTCTTTCAAGTGATCTTGAGCCGCTTTCGCGCGCGCTTCTAACTCCACCAGAACTGCACGACTTTCGCGTGTGCGCGTGGTCGGGTCGGAATTGAGTTCGCTTGTGAAATGCTCCAATAGCACTGTGAGCGCCCATACATCGTCGGCAGCTTTAATAATTTCGTCGTCTTGGCGCGAATCTTCTGCGATCCATCCGCGAAGGAAGCCGATGCCTGCTGTGTTTTCAATTCGAGTGAACTCGCCTGCGTGAATCAGATTGTCTCTCGCGTTTTTACGCTCTGCTTTTCTATCATGGCCTTCCGGTTGTAGTATGCTGCCTGTTTGTTCGCTCATATTAGCACCAAGTTATATAAGTATTCATCCAAATTGGATTTGGGTATGGATTGAAAGGAGGCGGATCGTAGGGCCCTCTTCCGCAATAAGGGCTTCGACCGCAGTGCGGACAGATATGCTGGTTTGGGGTATTTGTGATAGTGGTGGAATCCACTTTTACATCGCTGCCAGTTGTAGTATTCATTTACAAGTTTCTGGTGTACAAGGTATCATAATACTTTTAAGACCGCAAACAATAAGACAACGCCCGCAAATTAAGTTTTTCCCATCCATCATTGGTTGTGGGTGTTCACAGTCATAAGGGCAGTGAGCATGCCAGCAATTGTGTTCTTCATACCATTCATATTTACTCATTAACCAATACCAATAAAATTATCTTCGCTTTCCTCCACCAAGGCGCGCATTCTTTCTATATCGCCGAAAGCAGCAGAATATCTGCCTGCTAAATGACCGTTGCTTTCCGCCACAGGCTGGCCTTCCCAAACTCGATCTTTATACTCAACCCACGGCAGAGTGCCAGATTTGCATAGCATCGGATGCCAGAGATGAAGAACCTGATTAGGCGTTGTTTTATGCCGCCAGTAGAGCATGTCGGTTGCGCGCATTGCGGAGTGATCTTCGCCGCCCCAGCCGCGAAATCTGCGATCCCAACAATGAAAAGCTTCTCGGGGTATAATTTGGATCATAGCGCCATACCAGTGTCCATGTTTTGATCCGGACCAATGATGGCGGTGATGATGGTGATGATGCCCGTGTTCATCTTCATCGATTTCATGAGGAGGTGTCGGAAATTGATAGGGGCAACAGGGATCGGAGTCTAGAACGCGTTGGGAAGCGGCATCGGTTAATCTAAAGAATTTTCGGTAAGGGACGAACCATATACGCTTGTTACGACGTCTTGCTCGTCTTATCTCCTCGGCACATTTCAGGACGACGTCAGCGTCGATATAACAATCCACATCCACGATGATAAAGATATCGCCTGTAGCTCTCTTAGCACCGTCATTTACAGCTACTGATTTGGAAAACGGACGCCACCATCTACGATCTTGCCCTCGAATAATTTGGGCTCCCGGCAGTTGGCATTTCCAATACTTTTTCATCCATCGGAAATTTTCGTCCTGACGTTTAAATTTCTTGGATCGCCTGAACGGGATGATGATCGACAATCCGTGACCTTTTCTATGGTTGCTAAAGATCATGTAGTTCCTTTTCCAAGATTTTGTAGGCATCGAATATCGCAAAACGCGTATCTTCTATTGGCCATCTTGAAGGTTCAGTCATTTTTCCAGGTTCAAAAGGGGTATTTATAGAGGCGCTGTAGTCGCGGAATTTGAAGTCATAGCCTTCAGTTGTGTTAAGCAACTTAGGCGACATTTCAACTCGGCGAGGAATTGCAAAGGCATCCGCGGTAATCATGCCGTGTAGCGAGGAGGTTACAATTCGCCTGCAGGCACCGATCTCTCTTAGAATTGTAAGAGGATCACCTCTTGGGCTAATTACTTGTATGGTAGGGTGAGTGCCGAATGAACGAAACATCTGGATAAATCGTGGAACCAACTCATCGTCTTTCCAATGAGGTACGATTCCCAGGTCCCATTTCTTCTCTTGCCACCCAACTAGTTCATCTGCTAAGAGGCCAGGATCGCCGAGGGCGAAGTTTCCTTTTACACCATGAGCAGAGAGCGGGCCGCGCAGAGCTAGGATTGTAGCGTTTGATAATTCAATATTAGAATTTTCTTTCAGCCTGCCTGCGCCGCAGATGTAGCCGGTCCATTTGGGAGGAAGGTGTTCTAGGACGGAGCCAACTGTTATGATAGAGGCATCGCCTATGGCGCCCCATTCAAGATCGGCATCGCAAAAGTGGTCTAGTAACAAAGGCGCCAGGGCATCTCCGAAGTTACTAACTCCCTTCCACCAGTAGGCTTTGAGAGAGGCTAAAGGTAGGCCAGGAATGATAGGTCTGACGTTTGACATAGCAGAATAATAACATAAAATTTTCTGCATGCCAGCAGTATCAAAGAAACAACAGCATTTAATGGCGGCTGCTGAACATGGAGCAAATTTTCCCATGGCCAGAAAAGTTCGCCAAAGTATGACACATCAACAGATGCATGATTTTGCATCTACATCAACGAAAGGATTGTCTAACAAAAAGAAGAAACGAGGCCCTATGTCGGATTACGAAATGCCTTAAAATATTTCGCATGTTCGGGTCGGGGTCTGCCTGCGTGTCCTTTGCGGTGGCAGTTGGCACAAATAACTACACATTTCTTAGCTTCTTTTCTTGCTGAGTATGGGGAGCGTATTTGGTTTATACATTGAGTTTTTCCATTTCTAAATCTTTTCTTTGTTGCAGGATTTATATGGTGGAGGTCTAAACAGACAATATCTGATTCGCCGCAAGTGCACGGATTGTTTTGTTTAATTTCGTTAATAAATTTTTTTCGTTTTTCATAACGGCGTTGGTTTTCTCGTTGTTTTTGTTCTAAATATTTATCACGATGTTTATGTCGCCATCGTAGGGTTTGTTCATAGGTACTTGGCATATTTTACCCTATCATTGAAGCAGGGGTAGGTCAAATTATTTTTACTAGGATTTTGTTGTATGGGTGGTAAGCGCTCGTAGCGACCACCTATTAAGGGGTCTGACGGCGACACGGGTAGGTCTCTGATTCCCTGCACCACTGACTCCATGTAGCTTTTGATAGGACTGTGACAAGATAGAGCCAGACGCATGATGCACCGAGTCAAGGCTATCAAGTCCGTGAGCAACGATTGCACCGACAGAAGCTTGTAGCGGTGCGTAGCTTGAACCGTGAGTGTGTTGCCATGTGATTACGCTACAGAGTTACAATCCAAACATTGCGCCACTGATTCTGTGATGCAATGCGACAAGGCAGCAAGGCGAAAAGTCGTAAGAAACCTTGAGCGGGAGTCTGTAAGTCTTGAAGGCAAGCCCGACACGCTAAGCTCAAGTTAATGAGTGCGATGCCGCGAATAAGCCGATACAAAGTCGATCAGTAATACCACATTGCGTTGGCTGTAACGTAGCCATAGCATCTCATCATCACGAGACTTATTGCAATTCAGGTATGACCAATACACACCGGAACGAGTGTTAGTCGCAAGGCTAAGGTTAAAGGTTGATAACGTTAAAACACTAACAGAGACGAAGCATCGACTAGATGCATAAACGAATTGCTCGACTAGGGCAAACAAACGATTTAAAAGTCTCTTAACTCTGGAGCGCACCGTATCGCGGTGCGCTCTTAGACAATGCTGCGAAATGATGCTGGCCAAACGGCAAAGCGCGCGGCATTGGTTAGGATAACATATGGAAACACAAAGTAATGATGCAACGTTCGCTAATCCGAACGCAACGTTGAAGGAAATTAATGTTGCGGCGAAAGAGCGGGCGCTTGTTAAATTGGACGCACCACGCGAAAAGCTATCCGAATTGGTTGCAAAAGACGTAACCTATAACGGTGCTTTTCAAGTGGACAAGCGCACCGGCGGGACTGGTAAAGCAGTCGGCGCTGTGTCTTATGTTGCAGCCAAGATGAACTTGTCTGTGACTAAGGATACGACAATCGCCGAGCTTCGCAAGAACTACGATAAGGATACGATCAAGTCGCACCTTGTTGCGTTAAAGTCAGCGAAAGTTCTTCGCACAGTCCACTCCCGTCAAGTGTGGGCGTTGATCGGTCAAGATCAAAACTACACGTTGACGGTTAAAGGTAAGGTCAACAAAAAGGGTGAGTTCACTGGATTCTCCGGGAACGCCCGTTTCCTCAAGCCAGAGGCAGCAAAGAAAATGTCGAAAGACGCAACGATTGCGTTCTTGCAATCGAAGTTGGCAGCAGCGGGAATTGCAGTTTAGTTTCGACTGATTGGCCAGTCATTCGACCTCTGCTACAGTGATGCATTGCGTCCCTGTAGCAAGGTCGCATGATAAGCGGAAGTGCGTGTCCAGTCAAAACTATCGAAACTAACTGGCGAAATAAGAAGTCGAGCGCACTTCGTAATTTCTCTTGCACCCCTGACATCTTGACTCAGTGCTACAGGAAAGCAGGGAATCAATTTCTAGTGCAGATATCGCGCTAGACGCGGCACGGACGTGAGTCCTAATTTTGCTTGAGTATAGCGGGGCAGTCCGTGTCGCCTTTACTTTATGAAACAACTAATGACAGACTTGGCAGAGGGAGCAATCTCCGTTGCTACCTTCTACCTTGAAGCAAAAATGCAAGGCTACAGTGAAGTAGAGATTCGCTTGGCTCTTGATATCGTAGAATAGAGAACACCACTTCTACGTGTAGTCACATGTGACTACATAGCGTGAAGAATCACATTACAATTCTGTAATGATTGGTGCGTGTTGAATCCTAGAAGTAAGAACACGAATCATGGCGTGATAACGTCGATCTCAAGTGCTAGGCATCAAGGCGAGACGTTAAGCACACCAGCCAACATTACAGAATTGTAATAAATCAATTTATGAGATACCTCATAATGCAAGGCGACCACTTCAAAATGGAGTCATTGCCTGCGCGTGAATCGCGCGAAGAAGCACAAGCGGAAGCTGAGCGTTTGAATCAGCTTCTTGAAAAACCCAAACATCGTTGGGACGGCTCATGTCGTGAACGGTATTGGGTAAAAGAAATAGTTTAAGGCATCCCTGATTCACTGTGTCAGTGCAGCAGGGATTCACAGAACCATGAACACAAGTCAGTCCTATGTTCACGTAGGACAAATCCTGACAGAAATCGTGGACATTCAGGAGTGGGAGAAACTTCCGGAAGAAGATCGTGAACTGGCTAACGGATGGTCAGAGCCGCGAAAAATCCGTGCAGCAGTAGGCGAAACTCCGGTTTCGTTATTCATTCTCGCCCACGAGTGCGGCCATGTATTTCACGGCCACCCAAGCACAGAATTTGATTGGGGCAAGGCATCCAATAAGTGGGAGTGGGAAGCAACACAATGGGCGCTTTGCATGCTTCGCCAGTGTGGCGCCCCAATCACTAAAGAAATAAAAGATTTCGCCAAAGGCTGTTTGCTAGGTTATGTGCAGGATGCTGAGAAGTATGGGCACACAATCAAGCCGCGAATTAAGCGCTTTATTCGTGGTGTAAAAGCAGTTAGATAGAATTTATGAAAACACACATGTGCGGAAATTGGGGCATGACTTTATGTGGTAAAGATGGTTGGGCTCCTCATTTTTGGTCAAGTTGGAGCAATCCTGACTCGCTTAAGTCAACCATAAACAAAAAGAAAGTCACATGCAAATCATGTTTACGAAAATTGAAATAACACTCGCAATCGCCGATGTTCTTCTCTGGACATGGGCGTTGTGGCCTATTTTATGAAAACAAAAACAAAGCAACTACTTATAAAGTTGCAGGAAATAGCCGACGATTGCGATGATGTTAGTAGAAGCGCTGTGGTGCAACATGCAGAAAGCCGAACTTGGAAGTCTGTTGCAGCTAGACTTCGCGCTATAATCGCCGAATTCAAGAAATAGTTTGCAAACGTGGTGCAACGGGCGCAGTCGTGCGATTAAACCACGGCTGAAAGCGCCATTGCACCACGACACTTTATGAGATTGATCAAATGGCTAAGGTGGAGATATAACCATCATTTCAAATACCATTGCACACATCCCAAAAACTGTGAGTTTTGTGGGTGGTGCGGCATGGGTCATTGATACACTCGCCTTGGCCTCCGGTCGCTCCGGCAATACTATCGCGTGAGTGAGACGTAGCTCAGTGGTATGCCGCTGAGCTACGATACTTTTATGAAACCAACACAAGAAGACATAATCAAATATGCCTCGCAGCATACACGTCTGATTGTAGATGTGGATTGCTACGGGGCACCAATAGAAATCATTGTTCAGAAGCAATTAAACGATGGTGAGTTGTTTCAGGCAGGCATTGGTTGGGGTGTTCGATGGTTTAAGACTAATCAGGTAGATATTCTCGCCATGTTGCCGCCACCTGTGCCAAGGCCGGTGCCAGCATTTCTTTATTCCAAACCGGAAAAGAAACGCAGGAAGAAAAATGATAAAAGCAATCCGTGATTGGTGGCAGTTGCGGCGATTTGCGCGGTTATGCCGCAGGTGCAAACATTTTAAGTTCCGTTAACGCGTGGTGCAGTGGAATGCCGCAAAGGGCTTTGTTAGCCGACGCCATTGCATCACGACATTTTCGCAGTAAACAAATGAAAGGAAGCACATGAAAAAATGGATTAGCTACAGGTTCGCCCTGTTGCGTTGGCGGTTCCGTTTGGGTGAGTATTCTCCGACAGGGGAATACGGTAGCCGTTGCTCTAAGTAAGTTGCAAACACTGCGATATCGGCGCAAGCTTGATATCGCAAGCTGTAATTTATGAAATGGCAGAAGGAGTTTGACGAAAACCAAAGAGCCAGACGAATTTCTGGCATGAAAACATTTGGTAAAGAAGAAATTAAAAGAGGCCGTCGAATTAGGTGCGAGCATTGTGATGTTCTTGTAATCAATAATATCGTGTGTCATGAATTCGGCTGTCCTTCCCAACGCAAATGATCGTAAGACTGCTTGATAACCCCGTGGGCTGTCTCATTGCCTCTGCTTGTGTTGTGGCATTAGTAATGAAATGGATTTATGGAAAAAACAAAAAGCCTCAGGGACAGAATCCTAGAGGCGAACTCGGAAAAGCAAGTTGATGAGTTATTGGCGGAAGGCGCGGCTTATCAATTTGCATCACCAACCACGCGCCGAAAATGGGAAAAAGCCGCAAGGCGTAGAAAGAGAGAACTGAATGAGCAACAAAGCTAGAAACACAGAGGCTGTGAGAATACACAGACCCCTTGTAACAGGACAAGCTCACGGCTTGTCTATGGCGGAATTGTGCAGCATTGCGGTAGTCGCTATAATCTTCGGTATCGACTTGTTGCCGCACATGCGCCCTGATCAGATGTGGAGAAAATAATGACGGCAGAAGAAGTTAGAGAAGAAGATTTGAAGTTGTGGATGAACGACTTACGCAATGATAACGATGAAGGATATGAGAACGTCACTTGATTTCCTGACTGAAAAACAACTGCGCGAGCAGGAAAAGGAACTAACAGAAGTTTTGGCTTCAGGTGAGGCTACTATTGATGTAGCAAATCGTTTGTCCAAAATCAGATCAGTTTTGCGAAGATTTGACGCCGTGAAAAATAACCAAACTTGGGATTACTAATGAAATTAGGAACTTGGATAGTTAAAACTTATGGGAGTTTGAAGTTAGGTCTCTTGGAGAAGAGCTTTGTGTGCAAGATCGCGCATGAACGAGATAAGAAGATTGGGCATCGTGGTTTACCCCCGAATCCGCCGCTCTTCCCAATCGACCGCAAGTCACACGCAAGAGGGCCAAGACCCAATACTTGGTGGAAACAGAGGAACAAATGAATGTATACAACATAAGCGCAGATATAGTCTATTCAGGATATGGACAAACTACAGAAAACCTTGAAAAAGTTGTTAGTAACTTGCTTGAATCAAGCGGATTGATAACTATTCAAGATTGCCATGTTGAAGAGTTGGAAGATTATGGTCAAGAGACTACTCGACAATGAAACAACTCAGGCGACGGATTGATCTGTGGCGCTGTCGCCTTGCGTGGATTCGCCCGTGTCCTCTATGCTTTCGATTTCGGCATCCAAAACTTCACCTTCCTGATCGGGTAGTCTCATACTGTCGGCCTCGATAACCTGCGCCTCGCCGAAAGCTTCAATTTCTTCATTGATGTGCACTAGCGTTTGCTGAATCATTTCTGCGGTGTCTAGTCCCGCAGCGCGACGGGCGATCTTGTCCGCCGCCTCTAGCTCTCTGAAATTTGCAGGAGCGCGAATCTTAAACTTCTTCACACTTTCGTGAGCTTTCTCATACGCCAGTTCCCTATGCGCCTCACCCCGCTTCGGCCAGTTCACAAGCAGCTTGTTTTTTTCAGTCTGCGTAAGCAGGCGCCATTTGTAGCGTTCAGCACGGCGATAGATTGCTACACGACTTACACCAAACTCTTTTGCAGCTTCCGTGGCGCTCAACGTTTCGGGCTTCGCCTTGGTTCCGGCGGGAACGTGAATAGCGTCTCTGATGGTATCCCAAGCAATCATTTCCCCCTTATTGTTCTTTATATGTGTCGTTGAGACACAGCAACCTTTATTCATGCGAACACAAAGTATCAGAGATTACTGGTTTTGGCAACAATTTCTGCGCAGATTGCCATTGACTAAACCGAAACTGCGCAGCACAGTTTATGCAAAACGAAATGACTTTCGATCGATATATGATATCTCGCCTGTGGGTGAAGTATTATCTATTGGTCAATCGGATAAGACGATGGTGGAGAAGTAAATGAAAGCAAAAATAGAATTCCCAATGAAAGGTTGCGGCATAAGTGGCGCCAAAAAGGAACGGCATAAGCGTAAGGGAAGAAGTGAAGCGGGACGCATGAAGTCAGGTTGCAAAGCTAATTGGCGGGAACGCGGAGCTTGTCGTGTTGGTCGTGCTTACAAATGGGATGATTATCCTACGATCATGAACGCCATAGATAAGAAGGCCGCGCCAACTTCTTCAACAGCGAAAGCAAGAGTAAACGCGTTTAATGAAACAAACTAAAGAACAAGAAGCCTACTGGCAGCGACGGTTCACTGACCCCGTGATTCGGTGGCAGTGGAATAACGCAATTAAAGTCAATCCAATCAAGGAAGGCGGGATTGGCTCGCGCGTGTATCCTAATGGAGTGGTGGAATACTTTGGCAAATCTATTCTTCACATCTGATACTCACTTTGGGGATAGTGATTTTCTTACGCTTACGCGTGATAATGGGACATTGCTACGTGAATTTCCCTCTGTGGAAGCAATGGACGATTTCATTGTTCAACAGTGGAATTCTGTCGTTCGTCCGCAAGATCACATCTACCATCTTGGTGATGTAGCTATGAAGCGAACAGATATCGCCACTGTTGGGCGATGCAATGGTCACAAGCGCCTTATTCGTGGTAATCATGATATTTATAAGACCAAGGATTACTTGCCGTTCTTTGAGGAAATTATGGGACATCGCAAAATAGAATACTTCATTTTCACTCATGCGCCTTGGCATCCCTACTGCTTGCGTCATGATTGGATTAACATTCACGGCCATGTGCATAACAACGTAGCACAAGGGCATTTTGGGCCGCGCTACTATAATATTTCAACGGAAGTTACGGACTATCGCCCTTTAGCATTGGAAGAATTGAAACAAATGGTGAAACCTTATGACGCCAAGGGAACAAATTAACATTCGCGCCGCTCTGCATGAATTGGGATTTTTTCGAGACCAGCTGAGCGACAAGGAAGTCTGGCGTTCAGATAAAGACAAAACAAAGATAACAATAGAATGGGATACAAATGGAAACAGAACACAAGATGAAATTAGTAATAGGAAGTAGCGAAGTATCAAGAAAACGAATAGTCAAAATCTCTTTAGAACAAAGAGAGGATAAAGTGCTTGTTTTAATAGACGGGTATTATGTCCTTGGGATTTATGAAAATGGGGCAATTAAACGTATAGCAAATGTTCCTACAGATACTGGATTTTTAGTCCATAATGGAAAGATAGTTATTGAATAAACTAATAGAACCCAAGATGAAATTAGTAACAACAGCAGATAAGAAGGAAGAAAAACGACAAGTAACCTTGCAACAAGGAGAAAAGGCAGTAGCCATTTTAGTAGACGGATATTGTATTCTAAAACTCCTTAACATCGGAGAAATCGAACGAACAGGAAGCGTTCCCTCATTTTTGGGATTTGAAATAGATTCGTTCGGTCGGGTCATTATAAAATGAACAAGTTAGTGATTGAGGTCGATCTTGATGAAGCGCGCGATGTGCCGGAAGTACTTCGCGCCTACATTAAGTTCGTAGAGTATCGAAACACAAAACACGAGCCTATCGCTCCATGGCACTACTTCGTCCAAGATGGATTGGTTGCTAGAGCAAGGGGCGAACACAAGAGAAAGGGTGGATGGTAATGAAAAAAGAAATAAAAGCATTATGGCTGACTGCGCTTCGCAGCGGCATTTACAAAAAAGGTGAAGGTGCGCTTAACGATCAACAGCATTACTGCTGTTTGGGAGTGTTGTGCGACATTTATCAAAAACAAACTGGTGAAGGCCGGTGGGAAGCAGCAGATGATGGCACACTACATTTTCGCATAGGAGAAGCTGATGAACGTGATGTGCTGCCCAATGATGTAGTAGATTGGGCGGAACTTCCTGATCGTAATCCATATTTCGATGAGTATAGGGCAATAGCCGAGTATAATGATGAAAGTGAGACGACGTTTGAAGATGTGGCTGATATTATTGAAGCTAATTTATAATGAAACTAGGAAGTCCGGAAGCAATGAGACAGGAGCCGCAGAGCGGCCCCGATTCCCAACATTCATCGGATTCCGTGACAAGTGGGATTTATGAAAAGAAAAGTAGAATACAGCAGCAATAATTCCGGCGGAAGCTGGTGGCTTTCTGATAAAGATTGGAAGGCACTGGAAAAAGCTGGATGGAAAGTGGCGTGGTTTGCAAAAGATAAATATGAGAAGAAACATCTTGATAAAAACGGACGGTGGCTAGGCGCATTAGCGAGAAATGCGACTCGTTTAGGACTAAGTATGCAAGAAGCTGTTGCGGAATGGGAAGAAGTAACCGGAAAAAGTTCTGCAGCCGCGGGTTGCCCCTGTTGCGGTCAACCGCATAGCTTTACGTATTATGAAAACGGAGAATACAAGGAATCAGGACCACATACAAGCTACGGAGCAAGCTGGTGACTATTAAACAACTGAAAAAAGAACTGGAAAAATGGTTTGATGATGCCGTGGTATCTGGCTATGTCAGTATCTGGCCTCCTGATGCCACGAAACCTGAACACACAATAGAACTAGATGAATGAACGCACATGAAGAATTAGATATGTGGATTTCAATTTCAGAAATTTCGAATCGAGCAGGATCAAATACTACTAGAGCAGAGCAGGATTATATTTCTAAACACATTAAAGAAGCCAGACAAAAAATTAGAGACGAAAAGCTTAAAGAGAAATGAAAGTAGCAGAATATGCTGGCGGAGATACCGTAGCCAGCGCTAACTTACTGCCGAAAAACATAGGCATTTCCGACAGGCCGGAAGACCAGCTAATGTTGCTGAACATTCTGTCGAACTCGCTTTATTCTGACAAAATTAGTGCCGTCTGGCGAGAATACATTGCGAACTCGACAGACGCCCATGCGGATGCAGGAACGCCGGATAAGCCGATTGAAATATGCTTGCCAACACAAATAGCGCCTAACGCGATCATTCGGGATTTCGGTAACGGGCTGTCCCGTGAGTTTATGGATGACGGATTCATAAAACTCATGGTATCCACGAAGCGAGATTCTAACGATGCAGTTGGCTGCTTGGGCATTGGTCGCATGGCGGGGCTCGCGTATGGCGATGCCTTTGTAGTAACAAACTGGCACAAGGGCGAGAAAACGATCTACAACGTTTTCCGTGATAAAGGGATGCCAAAGATGGCTTTGATGCATCGAGAGCCTTGCGGCGATCAACATGGTATCGAAATATCAGTGCCTGTGCGTAGAGAAGATTTGCAGACTTTCGCCGATCGAGCAGAGAAAGTGTGTCGTTATCTTAAAATTCCTCCTGTAGTGCATGGTGGGAAACTGGATTATAAGCGCGCGGCAAGCTCATTTGACGGCATTGGTTGGCGCTATGTTGGTGATGGGGCGTCTGTAGCAATAATGGGGAGTGTAGGCTACGCGATCAACAAGGGCGCCATACCGAATCTAAGTAACAAAGAGTCAACCCTGCTGGACTTGGGTGTGGAGTTAGAATTCAACATCGGCGATCTGAAAATGACTCCAAACCGAGAGGGATTGGAGTATGTTGATCTGACGATCAATGCCTTAAAGAAACAGTTGAACAAGATGCTTTCTGAGCTTGGGCAGATTTTCTCAGACAAGATCGCCAAGGCCACAAGTTATTGGGATGCAAAGCTGGCTTACGCTAATGCTTTTGAGAACGTTAGTCGATCCGGCGGCTATTATAATAGAAGCTCCTTGAGGGAAATTTTGGAGGCTCACATTCTGTGGCGTGGTAAGAAGATTGAATCTGGCTGCTTCTGCATTGAGAACAAGGAGAAGAACCTTGATGTGGGGATAACGGTCTACGAAAAGAACTGGCGTCGTATTCCAAAGCGAATTTCAGACGAGCCGGACTGGTGCGCAGTTAGCGATGCGACGAAGCTGGTTATCAATGACCTGAAAGCTGTATCGCCGAGTAGGGTAAAGTTCTACTTTGCGTCCAATCCTGCCGTTACCAGTATGGTAATTTTCACATTCGCAAATAACGCCAAGGATAAGTATTGGAAGCTGCGCGATTTGACTGGCGCGCCGACGATGCTGCACTCGTCCATGCCGAAACCGCCGCCGAGTGTAAGCACAAGCACTGGTAATGTTGCGCTAAAGCCTAAGCATGCTGCGAAGGCATTCGTGCTGAAAGATAAATCAGATGCAAGTTATGGAGTCAACTCAGGCTGGTGGGAAACTGAAACGGTGGACTATCAGAATGACAGTGGCGTGTATGTGGTGATAGACAAGTTTGTGGCGCAGCTTCCTAATGTTTCTGGTCATTATGGTGCGGGAGAACCTGCTGCAGTTAGAAATGTGAGGAATGCGGTAAAGGCCGCGGGTCTCTTGAAAGGCAAGCTCTACGGCTTCAAGCCGCCGGTTGCGACAAAGTTGGGGAAAGGTTGGGTAAAGTTGCAGGATTATTTGCAAACTGAATTGAATACTTTGCTGGCAAAGCCCGATGCAAAACAATTACTCGCTGATGCTTTGACGGCGTATGCTTATCCAGACTTATTTGCAGAAAGCAGCAAAGCTAAATTTCCAAGTGGTTGTTTGGCGTGGATGTTCTTGAATGAAATAGAACGAATGCGGCATCCTAAGATCGGGGAGAAGCTGTTCAAGTTAATCCATGATAAATCTGCGGAACCGTGGCTCACGCGACCCGCGGGTTTGCTTGCACCAACGATTGATTTGCTAGCTTTGGAGAAGAACGTAAAGAAAAAGTATCCAATGCTTGAGTGGCACCCAAGATCGTATTGTCAGTCAACCGGAGCTGACTTTACACCGATCGCCGAGTATGTTAAATTGATTGAGAAAAAGATATGAAACAAATAGCTAAGGCGTTTGGGCCGAATGATGAATGCGTCCAAGTCGAAGGGTTGGTATTCAAAGTAAATATTTCAGCAAAGCTAGTAGCGGAAAAGATTAACGTCGCAATTTACAAAATTTCGAGGGAAGAACCCTCACAAACCAGAAAGAAAATAAATGATAAGTTATATCAAGACTGATGAAGGACTCACTGCCGTAATTGGTGGGAAGTCTTATTCAGTCACATCAGATAATCCGTCTTATACGCAAGTGTTGGACGCGATTTCAGCAGAGGAGTCGGAGCAGGATATCGTTGATCTGTTTAATAGTGCAAACGCAGTTAAGAGATACTTCGAGGGCAACCTTGAGGTTACAGATTACAACGAAATCTTGTTCGATGGTGAGCCTGTGCATAACGTAGTTGTGGACAGGATATTCGAGTTCATCGACGAAGGCTTGCCTTACAGGCCACTGCTTGCATTCCTAAAACGGCTGCAGGCAAATCCAAGTCGCCGAGCAGTTCAGGAACTTTACACGTTCTTGGAGCACAAGTCGTTACCCATCACAGAGGACGGGTTCTTCTTGGGTTACAAGGGCGTTACCAATGAGTATCGTGACGTTCACTCAGGACGATTCAGTAATCGTGTTGGCGTAACAAACGAAATGCCTCGGGCAAAAGTGGATGATGATTTCCGGAATCATTGTTCCTACGGATTCCACGTAGGTTCATTAGAATATGCCACGACTTGGGGCTCCCGCACGGTAATTGTCAAGGTTGACCCCGCTGACTGCGTCAGCGTTCCTAGTGATTGCAACTGCCAGAAACTCCGTGTATGCAAATACACAGTGGTTTCAGACTACAAGGGCGCCCTTCCGAAGCCGTTGGTAGACGACGAAAACGACCCATACGAATACGACGTAGATCACACTTACGACTATTAATCCCTAACGGGATGGAAGGTCCGACCCCTTCTGTCCTAACCTATTCCAAATGGAAGATGAAGTTTTATTGGGGCTAATCCCAACACCAGTGAAAATAAAGATTGAGTATCTCTATCTCAATATGATAAAAGCCAAAACACCAGAAGAACATACAGTAGAAAGAGAATGTTTGGAAGATTATTTACAAGCATTAGCAAAAGCATGACCTGTGAGATCTGTCAAAATAAAGCGGGACTGGAAGCAGTCCTAGCTACTCAGAAACGAGTGAAAGAGATTCGAGAAATGCCAGATGAAGAATTCAAAAAACTAAGAAAAAGAATGGAACAGCAGTCCAACAGGAGGCGCACAGGAGCGAAATGACATTTTGTTTACGCTGTCACGAAGATTTGTTTTGGTGTAAATGCGGGATAAGGTGCAAACCTTATCCTGAGACAAGCGCGAATATTACCCTAAATGTGGATTGCCGGTCCGCAAAGATTGCAGAAGGAAAAGTAAAGATCATGTGCGACATGCAAAATCCTAGGCCGTAGGGCGCTCGCGTATGGGTAGAAATTCAACAATGAACATACCAAATAATTTATATGTGTTGGATAACCAGAATTGGAAAACTTTAACGGGCTATATAAGTCCTGATGTGAACAACGAAAAAACAAAAACAGTAAAGCTTCCTTCTTGGTTAACACAATCAATCCAAAAGGAGATTAAACTTGCCCGAGAAGACGGAGCCGCAGAAGTAAGAAAACAAATACGAAACGCTTTACGAATATGAGAGTTCTAGTCGCCTGTGAACGTTCCGGCGTAGTGCGAGAAGCGTTTCGGAAGTTGGGGCATGAAGCGTGGAGTTGTGATATTGTTCCTACGGATGATGGGAGCAAGTTTCATATTCAAGCAGATGCGGTAGATGTAACAAATAATCCTTGGCGATATCAACAGCTTTCTACTGTGGTTTTAGGCGATTGGTGGGACTTGATGATCGCACATCCGCCTTGCACATATCTGTGCAACTCCGGTGTATGCTGGTTATCAGAAGAAAATAAGTATGGCGAATTGTCAGATAAAGCGAGGGATCGATGGAGAAATTTGGATAAAGCGGCGCATTTCTTTAGGCAATTATGGATGGCGAAAATTCCGCATATTGCAATTGAAAATCCTATTCCGCATAAGTATGCCAGTCTTGGGCCTTATGACCAAATCATTCAGCCTTGGATGTTCGGGCATCCGGAGAGCAAGGCAACTTGTTTGTGGTTGAAAAACCTGCCGAAGTTGGTGGAAACAAACAACGTCAAACACATCTGGAAGCTTGCACCTAAGAGTAAGGCACAACGAATACACATGATGGGCCCAAGTAAAGATCGCTCCCGTTTACGGAGCGTAACCTATCAGGGAATCGCGGATGCTTTCGCACAACAATGGAGTGAATACATATGCAAAGCTTAAATCTAAATATAGAAGGGGCTGCTAAACAATTAAATGATTATCTGTATCCTAATGGTTTCTGGATAGGCCATGCTTGGATTCAGGATAATGTGTTATATGAGTTAGCAGCAAATTTAAAACAAGCAGTTGATAAGAAACGAAAGAAAGATGAAACACAAAACAGAACATAGAGGACGACCAACGTCCTACGCATTTGCCAATAACAGGCACGAACGAAAAACAGGGCAGCTTTTGTTCACTTACGCCGTGACAGCAAAAGATATACGGCGATGGTGGGCGAGTTTGCCACAGAAGAAACGGGATAAATTAATCAGGGCGATATCGAGAAGTCATGCGGAAAATTAAATTAACTCAAGGAAAGACTGCGCTAGTAAGCGATCAAGATTGGTCACGAGTTCGTAAATTCAAATGGTATGCCGTGCATATGGATAAACAATGGTATGCACAAGCAGCATTACCTAATGGCCGACGCAACCCGCCGACAATTCTATTACACCAGTTTATTCGTAATGGGGAAAGACATGTTGATCATAGAAACTGTAACGGATTAGATAATCGTAGGCGCAATCTTCGTTCTGCTAGTAGAAGCCAGAATTTATGTAATCGGGGCAAAACACGAGCGAACACATCTGGTTTTAAGGGCGTTACTTGGAGTAAAGAAAAACAAAAATGGCAAGCACAAATTAAATTCGAAGGAGTTTATAAAATGTTAGGAAGATTTAAATCGAAACGAAAAGCGGCTCAAGTTTATGCTAGAGCGGCAAAACGAATACACAAAGAATTTGCGCGTCTATGAACTACAAATATTTAAGCGTAAGCGCAGATTCAAAGACTCGTAAAGGTGAAAAATTTGGGTATCTCACAGCAATTCTTTATCTTAGTCCTGCTCAAGTGGCTGGGGGTCGCAATATGTGTCCCTTTTCAACGGCGGGGTGCCGTCGTGTGTGCCTAAATTTAGCAGGACGCGGTGCTATGAATATGGTGCAACAGGCGAGAATTCGAAAGACTAGAGAATTTTTAGCGGACCCAATCGCCTTTGTTGCCCAATTACAAACAGACATAACGGGATTAATTAAAGAGGCTAAGAACAAGGGACTCATTCCAGCAGTTCGCCTTAATGGAGTTACTGATGTTCAGTGGGAGAAGTATAGTGTTATGGCGCCCTTTCCTGATGTTTTCAATTACGACTACACGAAGTTTCCAGCGGGAGTTCGCAAAGACTTACCTAAAAATTATCACCTTACCTATTCTCACTCTGAGCATCCTAAATCTTGGGAACGAAGTGAAGAATGGTTTAAGCGTGGAGTAAACACAGCAGTAGTATTCGCTCAACGATTGCCGGATACTTACAAGGGCAGGCCAGTAATCAATGGCGATGAATCAGACTTACGATTTACTGACCCGCAAGGAGTTTATGTAGGATTGAAAACAAAAGGTAAGGCGCGGAAGGATGATGGCGATGGATTCGTGGTAACATCACATTTAACATGAGTAGACCAGATGGATTATACAGAATAACAACGCCGGAATTCACGGCAGGATTTGAATTGTTCGATGGGCAAGTGGTTGCTTGCGCTCCGATTCTCAAACGCAACATAGATTATTGGAAACACGAGGGCGAGTATGTTGCTCCATCGGCAGACGAAACAAGAAAGGAACTGATGGAATGAGAGATAGATGGCGCACAGGACAACCGGAACCAGAGGACTTTCAACCTACCGGTTGGCTTCATGCCATAGATGATAAAGGTAATCATCACAGACTAACGCAGAATGAATGGCGTGAATGGTCCAAAGTAACAACGTACATGCACTGGCGATGCATAACTCCGCCAATAATTTCGCAGGAAGAACCTGCGCAAGCAGAAAGTAAAACATGAACATACCAGACAAAGGATACGATTCAATTGCAGAAAGCGATTGGAGTTCTATAATGATATATACGAGTCCAAATGGGAATAATGAAAAAACTAGAAAAATAAAATTGCCTTTTTGGTTAAGTTCCGCAATTCTTATAGCTATTGGGAACGCCAAACGCGAAGGAGCACAAGAAGTTAGAATGCCAATTAGAAGTGCATTAGGATTATAATTTCGCAGGAAGAACCTGCACAAGCAGAAAGCAAATAATGAAAATACAACTATACAGTGATGGATTCACGATAGTAGAGAGTCCAGAAACCAATGATGTAACAACGTTCTTTTTGGATGATGGATTTGAAATTAAGGAATCCAAAGTTCAAGCAGAATTTATAAGTGATCGTGGGGCTCTTGCGGCAATACGAGAAGATTTTGTTTGGGAAACCCATAAAGGCAGGTTTCAATATCCAAGAGACATGGCAACACCACATTTGATTCATGCCGTGAATATGATCTGGAGAAATTGGTTCGGGTTAAAGAACGACTATCCGGAAATTAAATCACGATGGAGCGATGCCTATGTCCGCCGAGCCTTGAGTGAATTAACTAATGAGTTAAACTGGCGCATATGATCTTGCGCCTCATGCATTGGTGCGCCAGATGGTTCTTTGGCTACATATACACCTACGGTCAGCCAGAAGTGAAGGCCGTATTCTATGCCAAGAACGAGAGGGAAATGAACAATGCAGCAAGAACATACGTGGAGGAACTAGATGATGAATATGAAAAAACTAAGTAACGCTATTGAAGAAGGGCGTAAAGCTCTCAAGGGAGATAGTAATGATGCAGAACATGATGCCTTATTTGATATCGTTGAAGTGTGGGATTTAATCGTAGCTAAGCAACGAAAGAAAATAAATGACCCCAAGTGATATTGAAGTCATGCTTCACTGCTACTATTCACCCTTGCCGCATCCAAGAAGATTCGTGCCTGCGGTAAGTCATGCGTTGGCAATGTTGTTACACGAGGAATTAATAAGCCCGCGTGATTTCGGTCATGGCCCAACATATACAGCAACCGAGAAGGGAAAAGCATGGGTCGCCATGATCTGTGCTACTCCGCTACCAGTCCAAGCGTGGCTGGACCCTAGAACAGGAAAGGCACCATGAGATATATAGCGACAATACAAACATACGTTAGAGTATCCGCTGATTATGATGTAGCTAAATGCACTCGAACTAAAATTCTTGAGGAGTATAATACTCTTAAAGAAGTAATGGATTGGGTAGAAAAAGAAAGTCAGTCTACAATGGGAGTTTCTGACGTAATAATCACACATGAATGACATAGACAACATAACACAAAAAGTAGCACAAAAGTTTAACTGCTTTGGAGAAGGAACGCCTGTTAAATTTGGTAATCCTCTTTCAATTCTATGGCGCTATGAACCACCAGTGTTTGCGGCAGGAGTTAAAGTCGGAGAAGTTGTGGAGTTTGTGATACAGGAATGGTTGTGCAGTTAAATAACCCTAGAACAGGAAAAGCGCCATGAAAACAATAAGACTGTATACTGAGAGCGGAGATAAATATAAAATCAAAGTAAAAGAAAATACCTCAGAAGATGAGCTAGAAAAAATCTTAAAAGAAAAGTTTCCTGATGAATGGGAAGAAGAGGGCCCTGGATTTCGAGGAAGCTATATTCATATTGAGGAAGATGGAGAGTATGAACAAACCTAAATGTGTAGTCTGCGGCGCCCGATCACCGTGGGGTCAGAAAACGTGCGATGTGTTATGCGCCAGAGCACAAAAGTATGGCCGTGATCGAGGGAAGCAGATGGAACTGGAAGTCAGGGATGCGTGGCGAAGGCCGATCGTTGTAGACTCACTGACAAAGCCAGATAGAAGTGCGGACTTGGAATACAATCGGCCTTACATGATGGAGGTGTATTGAAAATAACAAACGCACAAGCAGAAAACTTAGCA